AAGTAGAGAGAAGGAAAATCTACTGGTCTAATAGCAGGACTACCACTATACTCAAAGCTATCAGCACTATCCATCTGCCTTCTCTTGTTAGAGACCTGAGTAGCAAGGTCATCAAAGAGTAGTTTGTTAGCGTTGAATGGATAGGTGATGAGATCGCTGGTGTCGTTTCTTACAGAACCATCAGATAGTTTACCGATTTTCTCTGTGATATTAGTTCCATTTTGACTTGTAGTTGGAACATACTGAATTGGAATTCCTGAACCGTCTCCATTGTTATATTCAAAGTCACCTAAACCATTACCAGTTGCACTTACTTTTCCGAAAGTGTAATCATATTGATTAAGTCCATCGTCAAATAAGAAATAGGTAAATGATTGATCTACATCAATGGAAGTATATTGATGTCCAGCAGTGACTTGATATGCTTCTCTTCTCCATGACAATCTTCCATCTGATTCATATCTTGAAATAACAATTGCCCCAGCAGAAGTATATCCACCTATAGATGCTTTCTTAGAAGAATTATCAACAGCAATGTCTGAGAAAACAATCCAGTCATTAGTGGTGCTACCGATGTCTGTTTCTGATTGCCATAACATATTACCTTCGGCAGTATATTTGACGACAAAACCATCGGTATCGACATCTTCTGTTCCACTTACACCAGCAATATAAATTTCATCTGCATCGTCGATGGTTATAGCAAGTGCTCTAACATCCACAGACTTTGATAAAGTTCTGTCCCATAGAACTTCACCAGTGTTAGTATCAATCTTGATAATATATGCTTTGTCTGCACTATCGTCTTCAAGATAACCAACAGCAACTACATGACCTCTATCATTAACAGCAATATCATTGAGGACAACATCTCTGCCTAACATGAAAGCAGACTTACCCCAATCAGGATTACCACTGCCATCAAACTTCTCTACAAATGCTCGTGCTTCTCCTGATTCTGGTGTGTTGCCACAGGCATAGTATTGTCCGCTGCTATCAGAAGATACTCCGTTGTATGTAACACTTCCGCTTGATGAGGTTGAAGTCCAATCAATTACACCACCATTAGAATACTTAGCAATCCAAGGAAATCCACCAGCCTCACCACAAGCAATAATATTATTGTTACTATCTAAATGAATGTCTCGAAGAAATGCTTGTTGATTAGGATCGGTAGCAGAAACAAAAGTTTCCCACTCTTGAGTACCATCCTCTAATCTTTTTTCAATGATACCAAAATTTCTTTGAGATGGAGATACTTCATCAGCATTCAAACCAATGAGAATTTCTTCATCGACATTATTTTTAATAACTTCTACAGGAAGAAAACTAAAATATCCAGATGATGATCTGTCAATTTTGTCAAAGAAATTAGTTACTACGTCCTGTCCTGTAGTACCTAACAAGAACAGATTTCTTGCGGGACTGCTATAACTTACTGGCATTTATCGTTCCTTAGCTGAAGTCTGTGTTACCTTGACCAAATACTTGGATAGTTCCATCACCATCCTTTACAATGATAAAGGTGAGAATGTCATAATTATTTGTGGGTAGTGGTGGAGAACCTCCAGACCACTTAACACCATTAGTAATAGTGTTACCGTCAACAGTACAATCGTCTCCGTACAAAGCACTTGTATTTGAATCTAATACAAGAGTAACAGTTAGTGTCTCACCATTATTTAGATTGACATTAGTGAATGCCCATGTGTTAATAGAGTTTGCTGTTGGTGCTCCACATATAGTGTTAGAAGTAGCAGTATTAATTGTAAGGACACCAGCATTTGGTGATAGAATAGTGTCAAATGCATTGTCATTGCTTTCTTTGATGCGACCACCAAATGATGCAGCACCAGTAACAGCAAGAGATTGAAGAGTACCAACAGATGTCAGTGAAGAGTTGACAACAGTTGTTCCAAGTGTAGTACCAGTGAGTAGTTCAACACCATTGATAGCAATGTGTCTGTTGTTTTTGATCTCAATGTTTTCTGAGAATGTCCAATACTTATTTGCTCTGTTGTTATCGTATAGGATTGTTTTATCTACAGTTGTTCCTTTCAGAATCAATCCACCACCATTAGCTGCCTCATCTGTTGGTCCGAGTGCTTCGAATACACCAGTACCACCAGAACCAGTGATGTTTTGAGAGAGTTCAACGATTCCCTGGGCAGTATCGACACTTACAACTCTTGTCGTTCCTGCTGGCAGTGAAGTACCAGAAACAACTTGAACCTCCATACCAGGAACGACACCAGTCAGTGACTGTACGTTAGTGACAAATGGACTTCCGTTGGTGACATTACCACCAAATTGAGCAAGTTGTACTGCTGCTAACTCAAGAGCATTATCATCAATTTGAATTGTTTGTACGTTAATAGTTGTGGTTGTACCATTAACAGTAAGGTTACCATCAACTGTTAGTTCTCCACCAACAGAAACATTGTTCTCCATGGTGACATTGAATTGATTGTCACCCTTAATCCATGTACCAGATACTCTTGATCCTGAAACTTCTGTAGTGCTACCAATTACTAACTGAACACTACCGCCAACAGAAGGAGGTTGGTATGTAGCACCAGCAATAGCAGGATCGCCAATTGGTCTGCCACTACCAATAAGAACGTTACCGCTGCCAGTCATATTGTAACCAGCAAATGCACCGATACAAACGTTATCGTTTCCAGTGTTTGCTGAGTATAAACTATCATTACCAATTGCTACGTTATGATCTCCTCCAGTGTTTGTTAGAGCAGCATTCTTACCCATGGCAACGTTGTTGTTTCCAACATCATTAGATACCAGTGCTCCATCACCAAAGGCACAGTTACCGAGACCAGAAACGTTTAGTCCTAATGCTTCAAATCCAACACCAGTGTTTTGAGATCCACTTTGGTTTGATCCTAAAACTTCGTGTCCAATAGCAGTGTTAGTTGAAACTCCTCCATTACCTCTACCAATTGTCATTGGGTTGGTGCTGGTTCCACGAATAGTAATATCGTTTTTGTCGAAGTTTGGAATACCTTCGACAACAAATGTATCTGTATCATTCGTATTTAAAACTACATCACCGTTAACATCTAAACTATTTTTAATAAGTGTTGTACCTGTGGCAGCACCAAGATTGAGAGAAGTAGCAGCACCAAAAGCATTAATAGTTTGAGCATTAATATTAAATACCGAGAATGAAGCATCACTTGTGTTGATAGCAGTAGAGATAGTTGGGGTAGTATTGAATACTAATTGTCCACTACCTGTTGGGTCACTAATTGTTCCTCTAAGTTGAACAGAAGTTGTTGTAGCAAATTGACCTAAGTTAAATGAGTTGTATGCAACCAAAGCACCAGTACCACCACCAGCACTAAAGTTGATTACTGCACCATCAGTCGCATTAAATGTTAGTGTGTTATTGACTGTTAATGTTTTTTGATCAGCAAAATCTAATGTAGAACTAATCGTTTGACTGATTGCCAGACCATTAATAGTCGTGGCAGTAGCAACACCAAGAGCAGAAGTACCAGTAAAGGTAGCACTCTCTAAAGTTTTGTTTGTTAGTGTTTGTTCGTCGGATTCTGTTACTAATCTTTTAGCAACACCACTGTTATCTAAAGTTCTAAAATATCCACCAGTTTCATACCATTGTAGTTGAATCCATTGCGAAACAACGCTATCAGCAGTTGTTGTTCTGTTGATTTGGATACCACCATCAGCACCAGTTAGACTTGCTCCTTTTCTCAATTCAATGATAGGATCTGCCACCTTCAAAACAGTGCTGTCGAACGTGGTTGTGGTTCCTGTGACGTTCAAGTTACCAGCAATAGTAACTGTTGTTCCGTTATCTTCTACTAAGCTATTAACTAACTGAGCATTAGCAGAGTCCCACTTCACCAATTTCTGGTCTGTTAGTGCTCCAGCATTTTTAAGTTCAAAGTTTCCGCTGTTTAGGATGATACCGTTAGCAGCACCAAGACCAGCACCAGTATCAGTGTTAGTGAAACTGATATCAATTTCAGTGACACCACCGTTTGTGGTTTGAGTTAGTTCAGCATCACCTGAAGAAGTAAATCTAAAGTCACCTGACTGTACAGCAAACGTACCATTAGAAGCTACAGATCCAATTTTAGTTACAGTATCGGTATTGAAAGCATCGATCTCAATGTTATTTCCATTCTGAACAACAGAGACAGAACTATCTCTATGTGAACCGCCAATAAATGTTACGTCGGTGTTAGCAGTTCCTGTAGTAGATGGTAGGAATGATGAAGTAGATCCACCTCTTACTCTGGTTACAGTATCTGTAGAACTGATGGTAATTTCTGGATCGCCTGTAGTTCCATTTGCTGCTTGGGATACTGTGGTTGCTCCTCCCTGTAGGAAGGTAAAATCTCCATCAGCATACACACCAGCAAGACCAGTTCTTAACTGAGTAATGGTGTCATCGTTTCTGGTATCAATTTGAATAGTTTTTGTTTGAACATCTTGAGTGATTGTAGCACCGCCAGATCCTTTTAAGATAATTGCTCCAGACTGAGCAGTGCCTCCACTAAAAGATTGAACTGTGGTGACAGTATTATTATCAATTACGTGACCAGATAATGTAATATTGTCACCATTTCTGGTTAAAAATAAACTTAGAGCATTTGATCCTGTTGGAATAGTTGCAGGTGTTCCTACAGAAAAAGTAACATCATCTGTGTTTGAAGAACTATCTGTTAATCTAATAATTTTTTGTGCATCAGTTAGACCATCTACAGCATTAATTTCATAAGTTGTATTATCATTTGGAGTAGTTATCGATGCTCCTAATGCAACTGTAGAACCATTAATAGTGATACCAGGATTTACTAAGGAAGTATTTGGAATGTTTGTTATAGTATTAAGTGTGCCTGAGAGGGTACAGGTTTCAAATACTTTGTTGGTAACTGTTTGAGTAGCAGTTAAATATACATCACCAGGATTGTCCCAGATTGCAAATCCTCCATCACTCTTTAGATATTTTCCATCACCTACATCGCCATTGATGACAATACCATTGCCAGTAAGATCTAAATTGTCACCTGCTACAAGTTCTTCAATCTTCCTTGAACTCGCATTAACAATAAGTGGAAAACGATCTGCCATTACACTCTGCCGAGATTGCTTTTATTTCTATGGTTATTTATAGGAGCGGAGAGGACACTCAAACAACTGTCACAGGGGTCCACGGTTGCTTTCTGGATCTGCTATAATAACGGAGTGTTCGAGAGACACCGCCTCAAATGAGTAAAAATGCTTAAATTTTGGGGGTTGACGGGGAAACCGAACCATGCTACAATAAATATATGAAGCAATGTAACGAACTTTAACGAGTTTGTAACATGTCTCACCACACCCCAAACCGAGACCTATAGGGTGTCTAAATCACGTCTCTCATATCCCAAGGCGAGGGGTCTTGGGAAATAGTAACTCCACCATGTCCCTGATGGTCTTACTTTTTTGTTCAAAACAATGGCTTCATCTACTCTTTCACAACAACAGAATACTTCTCAATGGGAACAGTTTTGTAACTGGGTAACCAGCACTGACAACCGTCTTTATGTTGGTTGGTTCGGGGTCCTCATGATTCCTTGCCTCCTTGCTGCTACTATCTGTTTCATTGTTGCCTTCATTGCTGCTCCCCCTGTGGACATTGACGGCATCCGTGAACCAGTTGCTGGTTCCCTCATGTATGGCAACAACATCATCTCTGGTGCTGTTGTGCCCTCTTCCAACGCAATCGGTCTGCACTTCTATCCCATCTGGGAAGCTGCTTCTCTCGATGAGTGGCTCTATAACGGTGGTCCTTTCCAACTTGTTATCTTCCACTTCCTGATTGGCATCTATGCTTACATGGGACGTGAGTGGGAACTTTCTTACCGCCTGGGTATGCGCCCCTGGATCTGTGTTGCATATTCAGCTCCTGTTGCAGCAGCATCTGCTGTCTTCCTGGTCTATCCTTTCGGTCAAGGTTCGTTCTCCGATGCTATGCCCCTGGGTATTAGTGGCACCTTCAACTATATGCTTGTCTTCCAAGCAGAGCACAACATTCTGATGCACCCCTTCCACATGCTCGGCGTTGCTGGCGTGTTCGGTGGTTCTCTGTTCAGTGCGATGCACGGTTCTCTGGTTACTTCCTCGCTGGTTCGTGAAACCACTGAGTCTGAGTCCCAGAACTATGGTTACAAGTTCGGTCAAGAAGAAGAGACCTACAACATCGTTGCTGCTCACGGTTACTTCGGTCGCCTGATCTTCCAATACGCTTCCTTCAACAACTCCCGTTCGCTGCACTTCTTCCTCGCAGCATGGCCTGTTGTCGGTATCTGGTTCACTGCTCTTGGTGTTAGCACCATGGCATTCAACCTCAACGGTTTCAACTTCAACCAGTCCATCATGGATAGTCAGGGCAAAGTCCTGAACACCTGGGCAGACGTTCTCAACCGTGCTGGTCTTGGCATGGAAGTGATGCACGAGCGCAATGCTCACAACTTCCCCCTCGACCTTGCTGCTGCTGAAAGCACTCCTGTTGCTCTCACCGCACCTGCTATCGGTTGATATCCAACTGAATAACTGACACAAGGACCCCACTGGGGTCCTTTTTTATGCTATAATAACTTCAGTTAACAACCAAGCATGGCACTTCTCAAATACATTGGATCCGTCATCAACCTTGCTAACAGTTTTTCGCAGGCAACCAGACCTAAACATGTGGGTCAGATGAGTGAATTGATTCAGCAGTTTAGAGATCAGTGTGCCAGTCATGAAGTTAATGACTGGGAGAAGTTCTATGATGGTGATGATAAGATTGATGCTGCAGCAGATAAGATCTGGGAATGTGTCCTTGCTATGAAAGAGAACCTTAACGAACTTACTAAAGATGATGTTCGTGCATGGACCAAAGATCTTATCATCAATAAGACTCACTCAGGGTTGCAAATTCAACTCGATGTGCTAAAATTGTGTGCTGCTGGTAAGTCTTATCGTCTTGCTAACGTAGAGGAAGAAGCAAAAGGCATTGATGGTTTCATTGGTGACGAACCAGTCTCAATCAAACCGAACACTTATAAGAAGACTATCAATGCTGGCAAGGAAACTATTCCTTATCGCATCATCTACTATACTAATGGATCTAAAGGAGTTAAGATTGTATGAATGAGATCATCTGTTCAGATTCTCTCGTTGCACTGAAAGAAATGGACGATGAGTCTGTTGATATTGTTTTGACTTCACCTCCATACAACTATGGTATGGAGTATGATACTCACGATGATGATGGTGATGCTGATGAATATCTTGAGAAAATTCTTGCAGTCTTTGTTGAGTGTAAGCGTGTGTTGAAGTCTGGTGGCAGACTTATTATCAACATCCAACCCAACTATAAACAATACTTCCCTACTCATCACAAGATCACCCAGAGAATGATTGGTGAAGGTATGATCTGGAGAGGAGAGATTATTTGGTTGAAGAATAATCTCCGAAAGCTCACAGCATGGGGTAGTTGGAAGTCACCATCATGTCCATATCTATCGTATCCATTTGAGTTCATTGAAGTTTTCAGTAAAGATACTCTCAAGCATCCTGGAAACAAAGAAGACATTGACATTACTAAAGATGAATTCATTAAGTATGTCAATGGTCACTGGTCTATGGCACCAGAGACTAAGATGAAAGACTATGGACACCCAGCAATGTTTCCCGAAGAATTAGTAGAGCGTTGCTTGAAACTATTTTCTTACAAGGGTGACGTGGTTCTTGATCCTTTTAATGGAGCAGGCACCACCACCTATGTTGCACATAAACTTGGGAGAAAATACATTGGCATTGACATGAGCAAGTCTTACTGTGAAACTGCAGAACTTAGAATTGCAAAGCACGCTCCCCTTGACAAATTCCTTCAAGGATGATATCCTAAATAAGGAAAGTTTACAAAACTTTACGAATGTATACCAATGAAATTTCTATTATTCTCTAAGCAATCTTGTGGTCCTTGTGCTCTTGTAGACAAATACATGAAGTCTATTAAGGATGAACGTACATCTCTAATTGAAAAGGTTGACCTTGAAGACTTTAGTGATATTCCTATTCCAGAAGAAAACCTTGCACTTGCAAAACAGTATAAGGTTACTGCTACTCCAGTTCTCATTGTCACAGATGATGCTGGTGAGATGTTAGAATCTTTCACGGGAGGTATGCAGATCACACAGAACATTAGAAAAACTTTCGACAAATATGGAGTATAATTAATGACTGCTTCAACACTTTCACCCCCGCAGAGAGGATGGTTCGATGTCTTGGATGACTGGCTTAAACGCGACCGCTTTGTCTTTGTGGGCTGGTCTGGACTACTTCTTTTTCCCACTGCTTATATGGCAATTGGTGGCTGGCTTACTGGCACGACGTTTGTTACAAGCTGGTATACCCACGGGTTGGCGTCTTCTTATCTTGAGGGTGCTAATTTTCTCACGGCAGCAGTGTCAACTCCTGCTGACGCTATGGGTCATTCTCTTCTTCTACTTTGGGGTCCTGAGTCTCAAGGAGATCTCGTCCGCTGGTTCCAACTTGGGGGACTCTGGAATTTTGTGGCGCTCCACGGAGCCTTTGCTCTCATAGGTTTCATGCTTCGCCAATTTGAAATTAGTCGTTTAGTAGGTATCCGTCCGTACAATGCTATTGCTTTCTCTGGTCCTATCGCTGTGTTTGTCAGCGTATTTCTTATCTATCCTCTGGGACAATCGTCCTGGTTCTTTGCTCCCAGTTTTGGTGTCGCAGCAATCTTCAGATTCCTACTCTTCCTACAAGGATTCCACAACTGGACGTTGAATCCATTCCACATGATGGGTGTAGCAGGTATCCTTGGTGGTGCTCTGCTGTCAGCAATTCATGGTGTTACTGTAGAAAATACTCTTTATGAAGATGGCGAACAAGCAAACACATTCAAAGCATTCGATACGACGCAAGAAGAAGAAACCTATTCGATGGTCACTGCGAACAGATTCTGGTCACAGATCTTCGGAATTGCGTTTAGCAATAAGCGTTGGCTTCATTTCTTCATGCTCTTTGTTCCTGTTATGGGTCTTTGGACCTCTTCCATTGGCATTATTGGTCTTGCTCTTAACCTTCGTGCTTATGACTTTGTAAGTCAGGAGGTGAGAGCAGCAGAGGATCCTGAGTTCGAGACGTTCTATACCAAGAACATCCTATTGAATGAAGGTCTACGTGCCTGGATGGCACCAGTCGATCAACCACATGAGAACTTTGTGTTCCCTGAAGAAGTGTTGCCAAGAGGCAATGCTCTATGATATAATGGGGGGGTCAAACGACCCCCTTTTTTCATGGAGATTAAAATCTATACCAAACCTGGATGTGCTTATTGCTCTCAAGTAAAAGAACTCATGCAACGTGCGGGGTTTGAGTATGAAGAGATCAATGTCACTAATGAAATCTTAAAAGAAGAATTTTATTCTGCTTACCCTGATGCAAAAACCTATCCGTATGTTATAATTGATGGGGAACCAGTTGGAGGTTTGGTCGAGACCGCAAAACTATTTGTTCAAAAAGGATTAGTATCATCAAAAAAGTAATGAATAATGATGAGGAAACCAAAATAAATAAAGGCATAGAGCTCATGCTCAGGAGAGAGAAACCTGCACCTGAAAGAAAAGGTGCTATCTTAGAACACACATTCAACCTCCTGAAGCGTAAATTCCAAATCAAATTTGAATTTACTTGGGAGGTTCCTAACAACTAAGGAGCAGTCCCCCCGATGCAAACATCAGTAATTCTTTTCTTCTCTGGAGTTTTTGTTTTCTTATCATTGATTGTCGGTATCATTGCTGGTTGGCATATCAATGACGTAGTTTATAATTTAATTCAGAAGAAAAATGAGATCTCACATCCAGAAATGTATGATGAGGATGGAGTGTGGATCAATGAAGAGCTACTATCAGTAAAATTCGTTAACGAAGAAGAGGAGGATGATGATTATTATTGACATGAATCAGATTATGATTAGTAATCTGATGGCACAGTTGAAAGGCGATCGATTGAATGAGAAACTTGTTCGACACATGGTTCTCAATTCGTTACGCTCTTATGAGAAACAGTATGGGGAGAAGTATGGCGAGATGGTTCTCGCCTATGACTCCAAACAATATTGGAGAAAAGAAGTCTTCCCATACTACAAACAAAATAGAAAGAAAGATCGAGAACGATCTGGTCACGACTGGTCTTCAATCTTTGAGGTCTTGAATAAGATCCGAGACGAGATCAAAACTTACTTCCCATACAAAGTAGTAGAAGTTCTTGGCGCAGAGGCAGACGATGTTATCTCTACCCTGTGTAAAAACAAAGGTCCGAAAGAACTAATACTAATTCTATCAGGAGACAAAGACTTCATCCAACTGCACAAGTATCCTGGAGTCTACCAATACAATCCTATTACTAAGAAGAGTCTGGGGTATGATAATCCCCATGCTTTTATCAAAGAACATATCATCAAGGGAGACAAGTCGGATGGCATTCCGAACTTTCTGTCACCCGATGATTGTTTTGTAAAAGGAGAACGTCAACGTCCTATTAGTCAAAAGAACCTTGCTAAGTGGGTTGATCTTAAACCACATGAGTTTTGTTCAAGCAAAGAACAACTGGAAAACTATCATAGAAATCAACGTCTTATTGATTTTGATTGCATCCCTGTTGAAATTGAGGATGCAATTATGGTAGAATATAACTCCCTAAATATTGATGGGAAACAAGTTCCACTGGAATACTTTCAGCAGCATCAATTGAATGATCTGATGCAAGAATATTTCTTTCGTAGTTCAACACCTTTTAAAAAATGAAACTGTTAATTTCTGAAGTGCTCCAAAAAGTGAGCAACGCTAAAACTAAATCACAGAAGGTCAAACTTCTGCAAGAGCATAACACTAATGCTCTACGCTCTCTATTGATTGCTAACTACGACGAGAGCATTGTTTCTCTACTTCCCGAAGGTAACGTTCCCTTCACTCCTAACGATGCTCCTAAGGGCACTGATCACAGCGTCCTGGAGAAAGAGTATCGTCGCCTGTATCTGTTCTTCAAAGGTGGTAACTCATCCTTGAAGCAGACCCAGCGTGAGAACCTCTTCATTCAACTCCTGGAGGGTCTGTGTGAAGAGGAAGCAAACCTCTTGGTCCTGGTCAAGGACAAGGCACTGCAAAAGAAATATAAGATCACCCGTGCTTGTGTAGAGGAAGCATTTCCTCAGATCAAGTGGGGGGGTCGTTCCTGATGGCGAAGAGCTGTAAAGTTTTGCACCGAGACTGCGATCCATCTCTTGCTGAAGATCGCAGTCTTCCTTATACATCATACTTGGTTGAGTATCTACAAGACGGTATGACACATTTTGATATTGCTTCTGGCAATAAAAGAGTAGATATCTTTGATGAATATTGGGATAAGTATCGTCATGATTTAATCAGCATGACCCAAACAGAAGGTCGAATAAATCCTAAAATGTGGAACCCACCTAAGAAAAAATAGAAATGGAAATTACACCTCAAGAACAAAGAGAAATCTCAAGAGTAACACCATCAAGAGATCAAAACTTTTGTCTGCTATTCTGGAAGATGGCAGATGGTCCTAAGTCTGATAAAAAAGTATTGAGAAGAATTAATTCTAATGGTGTTCCTGTCTCTACACAAAAATACTCAGAAGTTTTTATGTACAGAAGTGTAGCAGATGCACTCGTTCATGGTAAATTTCTTATTTCTAAAGGGTATGATGTTAAGATCATGACATGCAACAAAAGAGGTAAAGATAAATTTTGGGTAACTTAATGGGTGAACATTATTTGTTGGACCTGTATCAATGTGATGCAGACAAGTTGGATGATGAACAACTAATTAAAAAACTTCTTCATGATGCAGCATACTGTGCTGGCATGACAATCCTCAATACCATGACACATAAGTTCTATCCTCAGGGTGTGACTGGTATTGTTATGCTTGCTGAGAGTCACATCAGTATTCATACGTGGCCAGAGGATAGAAAAGCAGCAGTTGATGTCTATACATGTGGAGATTGTGATTCTGCACTGGCATGTCAAATCATTCGCACTCAACTAAACTCGAAAGATTTTACAATCGAACACGTTAAGAGAGGTTAAACTGTATCAACCGATACAGTTGTCATAGCATACATAGTATGGTATAATTACCATACGTTCATCCCGCTCTCGGGTGGGACGCAAGTAAGTCGCGGAACGGAGCGTTCATCCCATGCTTGAACTTTTACTCTATGCTTCTATTGCTTGCCAAGATGCTACCGAGATGATCGGTCGCATTGAAGCAAATGAAAACATGAGTAAAATTATCAGAACAGAGATTGTTGAAACCATAAAGGAAGCAACACCTCACTGTAAGTGGGACGCACACGACTGAAGGAACGGGAGTTAACTCACCCATCCTTTAGGAGACCTACAATGAACACACTTAACCTCATTCGTAATCAGATCAAGAAAGCAGCTGCTATTCACGATGCACAAATTCATATGACATCCTATCGTGGTGTTCAGTATGAGTGCAAGCAAGGTGAAGGGGAAACCCACGGCACCTTCTGCTATCGTGGTCACACTTATAACAAGTGATATTGATCATACAATAAGAGGAGAGAGGGGTTGCGACCCCTCTTTTTTTATGCTATAATTCATACAGTATCTTCGCTTCTAATGGAGAAAGACAAACTTAAATTGATCGTAAAGAACTTAGAGCTACTTGTAGAAGCATTGAAGTCTGAAGTGTATTCAGATACATCTGCATACAAGATTGAGTTACAACAAGACCCAAAGAAGTTTGGGTTTGACTACAGCAATGATGATGACGATGGGTATCCTGACTGATGTATGAAGAACTAAACTGCTTTGAAGAAGCACTAAAGCATTTCGGCACAAGAGTAGAAATTATCACGGCTATGGAAATGGCACGAAAGATTTCCGCCGAGGATGCCTACCAGATGATCAAGGATGAACTGAAGGATGTGAAGAAATGTCGCAAAAAATTTAACAAAGAGGAGTGTTGATGGAAGTAAAACTTATCACTGTAACCCCAGATGCTGAGAAGACTATGGGGTATGTTGCTCGCGTGAGCAACCCAAACAACCAGGAGAACCCTAAGGTTTCTGGTCTGCTAAAGTATTGCATCAAACACAACCACTGGTCTGTGTTCGAGCAAGCACACATGACTCTTGAGATAAATACTACCCGTGGAATCGCGGCTCAGATCCTACGCCACCGCAGTTTCACATATCAAGAGTTTTCACAACGATATGCAGACACAAATCTCCTTAGTAATGAGATACCTGTCCCAGATCTTCGATCTCAAGATCTCAAGAATAGACAGAACTCAGTGGATGATATCAGCCCCGAAAAGAAGTCTATACTTCAAGGGCAGATTCAGAAGTATTTTACCGAGGGTCTTGATCTCTATAATGAGTTACTCCGTGAAGGGGTTGCTAAAGAGTGCGCCCGTTTTGTTCTTCCTCTCGCTACTCCTACTCGCATTTATATGACAGGATCAGTTCGTTCTTGGATCCACTATATAGATCTACGTAGTGCTAATGGCACACAAAAAGAACACATGGACATTGCAGAAGCATGTAAGACAATCTTCTGTGAGCAATTTCCTATCGTAGCAGAAGCAATGGAGTGGATTTAATGGCTACATACCCTGTACGACACAAAGAAACTGGTGAGACTAAGGAAGTGAAGATGAGCATTCACGACTGGGATCAATGGAAAGTTGATAACCCAGACTGGGAACGCTACTTCACTCCTCAGAACGCACCTGGATTTGGTGAGGTCGGTGACTGGAAAAACAAAATGAATAAGACTCATCCTGGTTGGGGTGAGCACATGAAAAAAATGGCAAACATGCCTGGTTCAACTGTAGAGTGGTAAACATTTATGCCAAGAGCTAGAAAGAAAACACAACCTGACATTAACGGTATGTCTGCAAAGCAGATGCGTAGAAAGAAACCAATTAATTCTGACTACCTTCTGAACATTGAACCGCTGACAGATAATCAGCGACTGATGTTTGAACAGTATGGTGAAGGCAAGAACATCTATGCTTCTGGATGTGCTGGAACAGGTAAGACTTTCGTAGCTCTATACCTGGCACTGAGAGATGTGCTGGATGAATACACACCATACGATAAAGTTTACATCGTTCGTTCACTGGTTGCTACGAGAGAGATTGGTTTCCTCCCTGGCACCCATGAAGATAAAGCATCCTTGTATCAGATTCCTTACAAGAACATGGTTCAAAGCATGTTTGAGATGCCTGATGATGCTGCATTCGAGATGCTTTATGAGAACCTAAAGGCACAGGAAACTGTATCGTTCTGGTCTACATCTTTCCTTCGTGGCACTACACTGGACAACTCTATCGTCATCATCGATGAGTGTCAGAACCTGAACTTCCATGAACTTGATTCGATCATGACTCGCTGTGGTCAGGACACAAAGATCATGTTCTGTGGTGACTCCAACCAGTCTGACCTGCAGAAGATCAATGAGAAGACAGGCATCCTGGACTTCCAGAAGATCGTTGCCAGTATGACTGATGACTTTGCCATGATTGAATATGGTATTGAAGACATCGTTCGTTCTGGTCTGGTCAAGAACTATCTAATTGCTAAACTTAACTTGGGATTCTAATGCACGTATTTGATCATGTTGGGATGGATCCCATTGAGATGACAACTGAAACAATCGATGGGAAGAGATACTATGTCACTCCAAGTGGTGGTAAGTATCCATCCATCACCACTGTGATCAGTAACAACTCTAAGAAGCAGGCAAGTCTTGCTCGCTGGCGTAACAGAGTTGGTAAAGATAAAGCACAAGCAGTATCTAACCGTGCAGCAGGTAGAGGCACTCGTTATCACAAACTGGTAGAAGACTACATCAACAATGAGTTGGACACCGAGAAGTATAAGGACATGCCTCTTCCTTGGATCATGTTCCACTCAAGCAAGCATATTTTAGACAAGATAAATAAAGTATACCTACAAGAAGCAGCGTTATATTCTGATTACCTTAAGGTTGCTGGTCGCGTTGACTGCATCGCAGAATATGATGGTAAACTTTCTATCATCGATTTCAAAACGTCTGCTGAACAAAAGAAAGAAGCTTGGTTGTATGACTACTACGTTCAAGAGACAGCATATGCTTGCTGCCTTCAAGAATTGTATGGTATTACTGTTGAGCAATTAGTAACCATTGTTGCTTGCGAGAATGGTGAAGTCCAAGTTTCTATTGTAGAACCCAAGAAAGAATACTTTCTTCGCTTGCAGGAATACATTCAGGAATACCAAGACAAACATGGCAGATAATCTGGAGGATAAATTTATGACCGCTGCGAGATTCTCGCAGGATGTTGAAAAATTAGTGTTGAATAATTCTGACATGAATTACATTGATGCTGTGATACATTACTGTGAAATTAATGAGATTGAAATTGAATCAGTATCAAAACTGGTAAGCAAACCACTTAAGGAGAAACTTAAGTATGATGCACAGAAGTTAAACTTCATGAAGAAGACAAGTCGAGCTAAGTTGATGCTACTATGAGTGATTTTTTCAAGAACGAAATGGTCCGTGGGGACATTCAAGAGATGGCAGAGTTGCAGCAGTATTGTATGCGAGCAATGATGTCTTTCCCTGCTCTCGCACCAGAGAAGCAGTATGAATACTTTGATGTCTTGATGACTCTCATTGAAAAGCAGAAGATCTTCTACACCAGACTGTCTCTGTCTGATGATCCAGAAGCACAGGAGATGCTGAAGTCCATGAAGGATGGTGCTGTCCTGCTGGGTGCTGAACCTGGAGAGAACCTCCTGGAGATGTTCAACGGTCTCCTGGAGAAGGTGGAGAAGATGAGAGCAGAAGCACAGCGTCGTATGGACGCATGAAAAAGTGGCACAGGGGGTTGACTCCCACCCCTGTGCCGTAGTATTATGTGTAAGTGGTTGGGGGTCACGCAACCATATCTAACAAATCCGAGGTATCTAACATGTCATTCGCAGATCTTAAGCGCAAGTCTCAGGCAAACTTTGACTTCCTGCAGAAGGAACTCACCAAGTCCAGCACCGAAGGCGGTGCCGACGAACGCCTGTGGAAACCAGAACTTGACGCTTCAGGTAACGGTTATGCAGTTCTCCGTTTCCTGCCTGCACCCGAAGGAGAGTCTCTCCCTTGGGCAAAAGTCTACTCCCATGCCTTCCAAGGTCCTGGTGGGTGGTTGATTGATAACTGCCTCACCACTCAGGGTGACAAGTGCCCTGTCTGTGCCCACAACAATGGTCTGTGGAACAGTGGTGTTGAGTCCGATAAAGAAATTGCTCGCAAGCAAAAGCGCAAACTCTCCTACTATGCTAATGTCCTTGTCGTGAAGGATCCTAAGCACCCTGAGAACGAGGGTAAGGTCTTCCTCTACAAGTTTGGTAAGAAGATCCACGACAAGATCCTTGCTGCTATGCAACCTGAGTTCCAAGACGAGACTCCTGTCAACGTCTTTGACTTCTGGGAAGGTGCTAACTTCAAACTGAAGATCAAGACCGTTGCTGGTTACTGGAACTACGATTCGTCTGAGTTTGATTCTCCCTCCGCACTCAGTGCTGATGATGACGAACTGGAGACCATCTATGGTCAACAGTATTCACTGGAAGCATTCACTGCTCCTTCCGAGTTCAAGTCCTATGATGCTCTGGAAGATCGCCTGAACACTGTTCTTGGCATCGGCAAACCCAAGGCAGCACCTGCTCCTACCTTCGAGGACGAAGAGTATGATCCTGCTCCTGTCTCTGCTGCACCTGCACGTCAAGCAGCACCTGTTGTAGAAGACGACGATGCTCTGTCTTACTTTGCTCGTCTTGCTGCTGAAGACTGATGCTGAAGAAGATTTTCTTCTCCCCCATCACACACTTCAACCTGTTGGTCGTGGGGTTCCTGATCTTAGTTCAGGGACTTCACACCCATGCTCACTACACTATGAGTCTTGATGCTGACAGTTATGTCCACAACTACTGTAAGAAAAACTTAGAGAAGTGCAAGAGACTTGTTTCCAAATTTGATTAACGATTTCATGGCGGGGGAAAAATTTTTCCCGCCATTTTTTATGCAAAAAAGTCGATCAGACTCCAGTCTTCTTCAGTCTGGTAGAGATGAAGTCAGTTGAATCTTTATACTTGTTTGCTTGTCTGAACTGACTGATGAATCCATCAAGGTATTGTGGTTTCAAAATGAAGATCTCTCTTGACTTCTCTTGCTGTGCTTCTTCCCATTCAAATATAGTTACTGGTTTACACAGACTGCTGCCCTGCGTAGGTGCAGTGATTCCTGTGCCAGAGTCACGAAACTTCTTAGAACCATCAAAGAATGCTTTGTCTACAATCAGTCCTGCTTGTTGTTGGATTACACCAGCAGAATCTTTTACTTCATATGTTTCGTAGTGTTTGATGGTTCCATATGGATCTGCATACTTACCTTCAAGATACTTTCTGAAAGTATATGAATCCATTGGCCAATCAAACAATGGATTAATTATATTATTTGTTAATAAGATAACCCAATCATAGTTGGGACTATCATAAAATTGATCGGCAATTTGCCATGGTTTTTCAAAGTCTCCGATCTGATACTGTCTAAAGAATACAGCATACTGTTGGAAATCATCTGATAGTTTAAACCTACGAAAGAAATTCTTTGCTACAACAAAATCAGATTCCGAGAACGGATAACTGATAGGTTTAGTATCATACTTAATGTCTGGTAGATATCTGAAGTATGGCATCAGTAAGAAGATCCTCCGTATGAAATTTCGTTGCTGTATACAAGTTTGCTTTCGATAAAGTCGAGAGATAGACCTGTTGCTACAGGAGAACCATCTCTATATGTAGAATACTGTCCGTCAGGTGTGTATGTAATTCTGACTCCCTGAATTCCACATGGTTTGTATTGAGTTAAGTATGGATGAGGACTTTCTCCCTTCATGAATTCAACAATACAAAGGTTGGGAACACCAATATAGTTTCTATTGTTGTTTTCTTGCGCGAGTTTGTTTCCTTTATTGAATACATTGTTTAATGTATTGCCAGGTGATGCACCAAAGTTAGGTAAGGATGCACGTTTAAATGTAGTGCAGATGTCACGAATCATTATTGCTTCTTTTTCAGAACGAGGTGCCATCTTAAAATTTAAATCAAACTTTCTTAGTTCAAATCCAGTGAACAACAGTTCAGCATTAGGATTAAGAATGACACCACCAATTCCACCGAGAACATCATTAACGTCAACTGAACCACCAATTTTACCAGGCAACGCATTCATTGCTCCAGAAATACCGCTAGCTAATAATGCTTCTCCTCTCTTCATTGCATTGCCCATGTTTTGTAGGGTTGATCCAATGCTATCAATAGCACTGCCACTGTTCAGGAGGTTTCCTGCCCCACGCATAATATCTGCACCAGTGTTTGTAAATCCTTTACCACCCCAGCTAGCACCATACGATGCACCAACATCTTCGGGCATGTACATTACAATAGTAGGGAGTCCAGCATTCACAAATTCTCCAATGCTATTGTTGTAAATGTTAAGTGCTTCGCCACCTTTTAGGGCTGTTTGTTTACCATCCTTGTCAATAAATTCATTTGATCCAAGATTAGAAAAGGGAGGATTGTATTCGACAAAAGTAAACTTTACATAGTCAGTGAAATTTGAGTAAACTTTATCGTATGGATATGAAAGTCTGCTCTTTGAATCTAATGTAGGTTGAGCACTTCTGTCTCCTTTGAAAGAATACTTTACTTTTTCACCCTTTTCCCAGGCAGCAGCATTAGAAGTCTGTGCTGCTTCAGCACCATTCGGGTCTGTATTTTGTGTTTCTTCGGCAGAACTATATGCCATTACTTCGCCATCTCCTTAGACTGTTTAGTTCCGTAACCTTTGATTACTCTGCTACCTTTGATCTTATCGTAGAAAGATTCTGCTGTTTCTTCCCAGACAAGTTCTTTATCGTAAGGGAACTGAGTAGAACCAATATTTTTTACAAAGTCTTCAGTTGGTAATAGTATAGCGGTGTCCCATTCGTCGGCAGCAATGTCCAGAAGGAGACCATCAACATGATCCTGTAGGTATTTATGAAAACATATCTTAGGAATGTCAATCCTACCCTTCATAAGTTTTTGCACCGCTTGGATCCTCTTCTTTGGATTCATGTAGTGTAGGTTTGCTCCAAAGAATTCTGTTGGTGATGCCTTAACGACATACACCAGAGGATTCTTGTCATAGTATGGAAGATGTTTCATCTTTGCTTTGTATTCAAACATAAACAAGTGCCCTTCTTTAGTGAAGCGACGAAGGGTATTTTCATCTTGGTTAGTTTGATGTTCGTCTCTTACGAACTTACTTAAGTCTTGCTTGTAACTTGATGCTGCTTGCTTTACTGTAGCTTTATACCATGAGAGAGTTTGCTTCTCTCCTCCTGCTGCATTAGATACTTTTTCAAATAGAGTGTTGGTTCTGGTATAAGTCTTAGTGCGTTGAACAGACTTAAATCCTTGTGCCATTGTTAGACTCCTAAGTGTTCTTCGGTGAGGATTAAAAATTTCATCTGCCTGTCCTCACAGAAGTCCTCCGCTGCGGACCACTTAGCGCGGTTCTTCGCGTAGGTTAGGACTTCCCTCTTCCAAGAGGCAGTCTTACGTTTTGGATTCTCATTCGGTGCTTGTGTTTGTTTCTTGGGTTTAACTTCGATCAGATATTTACTGACCATGCCTGACTTAGACACGACTTTGATATAGAAGTCAGGATAGTAGCGGTGGATCCGTCCGTCTGTTGGACAACGGTAAGGAATGATAACTTCCTCGCTACCCCACTCAACTATGGAGGTGTTCATGTCACAGAAATACATAAACTTACGTTCCCACAGACTTCTGTAAACGATACGGGTAGGGTTACCCTTATACTTCTGTGGATGTTTGGGCTTATAGATCCCTGAATATGCCATAAATATAAATATACCACCACAATTATTTAGCGTGTCAATTAAAAACTTCATGCAAACGATTGTTGCTCATGGCGGCATATCGTATAGCAATAATTATGATGTAGAATGGGTGTTTCCTACCGTAAACAATCAACAAACTTCATTAATTAGTAAACTTGGCAAGCTTGGATTTAATTTACAACTGGGTGGAACCCAAGGTGTTGGTGACCAAGAAGGTTCTGTTGCTGGTAATCTTTTTGGAGGAGCAGTTAACTCAAAGGGCATGGTGCTGAAATATTTTTGTGAGGAAGCACAACTTCCAAACGTTTCTGCGATGACTGGTCAAACTACTGGTAGAATACTTGGCGAAGGTCAGGTAAACTATGCACACACCAGACTCTACACTGATTTTCAATTGGGGTGGATTTGTGATGCAGACTTGACACCATTGAAGTTCTTAAACACTTGGTATGGTCATATCTTCGAGGAGTATTCTACTAATAACGAACGTATTGCTCCAGTTACTGTAAATGGTCAAAGACTTTCAACAGTCAAAGAAAATGCCACCGAGGGCAACAACATTCTATCTGAAAGAACAGTTAGATTGAATTATCCTGAAGATTACATGGCAAAATGTTTGATCACTAAGACTGAGAAGGGACAGAATGCTTCTAATGGTAGAGCATCAGTAGCATATACATTGCTTGACTGTTTCCCTTATGCTATTGATGCTGTTCCTCTATCTGCAGGAACATCTCAAGCAACTAAAGTGACGGCAAACTTTTATTATTCTAAACATACCATTACCTACAACAACATTCAACGATATTCTGGTTAATTATTATGGCATTACCATCATTGGCAACACCAACTTATGAAACTGAGTTGCCATCTACAGGAAAGAAGATTAAGTATCGTCCTTTCCTTGTAAAAGAAGAGAAGATTTTGTTACTTGCTACAGAAAGTGAGGACAGGAAAGAAGTAAAAGATGCAGTCAAAAATATTGTAAAGAGCTGCGTCTTATCAAGAATTAAAATTGAAGATCTTGCAACATTTGACTTGGAATATTTGTTCCTAAAGATCAGAGCAGCATCTGTTGGTGAAGATGTTGACATGAAGATCACCTGTCTGGATGACAATGAAACCAGAGTAGATTATAAACTTGACATCTCAAGTGTAAAAGTTTCTATTCCTGAAGGTCACGATAAAAAAATCAAACTAACAGATAATGTTGGTATGATCATGAAGTATCCTGGACTGGATGAATTTGTTGACTTAACACTGATGGGCACTGACCTGGATGATCCTCAAAAAGTATTTGAAACTGTTGCTAATTGCATCGATCAAATTTATGAAGGTGAAGAAGTGTATGATGATAGCACTACTACAATGGAAGAAAAGATTCAGTTTGTAGAGTCACTTACACAGAAACAATTTGAAAGCGTCAAACAATTCTTTACATCTATGCCTGTGCTTCGTCATGAATTCAAGGTAACTAATCCTAAGACTGGTGTTGAATCGACTTACACGTTGGAGGGCTTGCAGTCTTTTTTCGGATAAGCATGTTCTATAATACGTTAGAAAACTATTTTAGAACAAACTTCTCTCTCATGCAACACCATAAATATTCTTTGACTGAGATTGAAGGTATGATGCCATGGGAGAGGACTGTCTACGTCTCTCTTCTTAACCAGTGGATTAAAGAAAAAGAAGAACAAATCAAAGCGCAACAAAATCAGCGATGAAGTTTAATCTGCCCGCACCAGCATCAGTAGAATGGTATAGAAGTGGTGTGCCTGGTGGCGGTCAGAAGGATGCGATCTTCAATCGTGTCAAAGCAAAACTAATTGGTGGCAAAGATGATAGCGGCACCAGTTACTTCAAGCTTCATGACAGGCAGTTGTCTTCCAGTGATGCTGATAAGATTATTGCTAACATGAAGCAGGATGAGGATGGATATCCTATGCTTCAAACTGGTAGCACCAGTGGCGAAGCAGAAAGAGAGTATCAAGAATGGTTGATTGACAGATATTTAGTCTCTCCTCCACCATCCAATACCACAACAGAAGATCCTGGACCTAAAGATGTTGCAGTTGAACTACAAGTCGTAGAAATTCCTGCTCCCCCACCAGAATCAGATAAACCAGAACCACTTAGGGTCACAGTAGAGGCACCCTTTGTAGCAAAGAAATATATAAAACTACCACGCCGTAGGTCTGGTGGTATAATTTATCGTGGTGCAACTAAAGAAGTTGATACACAAGAGAAGGTTAGCACTGCCCAGAGAATGGGCGAAGCATTTGAAAGCAACCTTCTTGGTCCACTAATCAAAAGCATCCAAGATCCAGATGAAGATACTGCACCAGCAAAGAAGCGTGAGGTAGTAAGAACATTAGTATCAAGAAAGCAACGCGCAAGTGCTATCACTGTAGAAAAAACTCCACAGAGTGATACTCTTGCTGAGTTTCTTGGTGCTAAAGTTGGTCAGTCATTTAAGATGGCAGCACAAGCAAGACGTGCTGACAAAGGACTTGCCAAGAAACCAATGTTTTATCTTGGTAAGGCATTAACTAATCAGTTTGGTGGTGATTTAGTAAACAGAACTAAAGGATATTTTTCTGCTAACCCAGATGATACACAAGATCCTGCACTAAGTAGGAGTCAAAGGTTTGCTGCGAGTATAAAACCTTACATGAATGAGCAGGGACCACTCCCTCCTCCAGTCCAAGGACCACAAAGGTCAGGTATTCCTGGTGCATTTGATAAAGTAGCAGCAAAATTAGATGAACTTATTGCTCTTAAGAAAAAGAAAGCAGAGCAATCTAAGGTAGCAAATGAAATTCAACAGATAGAAGTTAAGGAAGCTACCGAAGAAATCAAAGAGAGTAATGAGTTAAAGAAAAAATCTGTTGAAATTCAGAAAGATTTTATAGCATTTACTAATGAACAGAAAGGTGATGCTGAACTTCTTGAGGTAGAGGATACTGCCGAAGAAAGAGATCCAATGGCAGACACGGCAGAGGTTGATAATCGCCGTGATGATGAAGAAGATGAAGACGACGATGATGATGGTGGTGATGATCGTGGCAATGACAGAAGCATGTTGGATCGTGCTCTGGATTTTATTACAGGAGATGATTTTTTATTAGATGCTGGTGCTGAGGGTGCAGAAAGAGCAGCAAGTAGAATTGGTAGACGTGGTGCCAGAAGAGCAGGAACAAGGTTAGCATTAAGACTTGGTGGTAGGAGATTAGCACAGTCTGCAGCAGTAAGAACCACTCAGGCAGTAGTAAGCAGAGTAGCAACTGGTATCTCAAGCAGAGCAGTCATTGGATTCTTGCGTCCTATCTTCAAACGTATCCCTATTGTTGGTGGACTGATTGACTTCGTTGTGTCTCTTGCACTGGGAGAATCTGTAGGTAGAGCAGCAGCAAAAGCAATTGGTGCTACACTTGGTGCTGCATTAGGTTCACTGATTCCTATCCCTGGTGTCGGCACGATTGCTGGTGGTATTGTTGGTGACTTAGTTGGTGGTGCTATCTATGATGCAGTTACTGGCGAAGGAGGTGTTGGTAGTGCTCCCAAGTCAGCAAGAGATGAAGCAGATGATAGTAAACGTGAAGCATTGAAAGAAGCACCAAGCACAGAGGACATGTCTGCTGGTGATAGAGAAGCACTGGTTCAAGGATCACGATTAGAAGATGCAGGTGGCAGTGGTTCCGTAGAAAATCTTCCTAATGATCTCAATGATCCATTAGGATTGCATGGACCTACCAAGTTTGCATCTGGTGGCATCATGACTGGTGAAGCAGGACCAGAATCGCACTTTAGTCTCAGTTCTACTGAAGGTAGGAAGGTAGTTGATGAAGTATCATCAGTACAGAATACTGCACTATCTTCAATGCCATTTATTCTTGGTATTGTTTCTCAAATTACTGAAACTTTATCTGGTCCTGTAAAACCATACATTCAGCAAGAGATTGGAACACTTGAGAGACTGTTTGGTATTGCAAACTTTAATGTCTCACAAGTTGTTGGCAAAGGTGTTGATGCTGTTAAATCTGTTGGACAGAAGGTAGGCATCAACATTCCTGGAAGTGGTGGCGGTGGTGGTGGATCAGGCGGTGCATCTGCTCAAAGTTCTATGACAAGTAATGCACCAGCAGTAAATCCATATAGGGGTGGACCTGTAGGTGGCAAGTGGGGTCCATTATTATCACTTATTGCCTCTAAAGAATCTGGTGGTAACTACGAAGCAATGTATCCAAGCACAACGTTACCTGGAGCAACTACTATGACAATTTCTGAGGTTGCTAGAACAGCGACTGGCGCAGTTGGTATGTATCAACAACTCCCAGAACATCTTGTTGGCAGAGCAAGATCAGCTGGTTTAGATCCAGATACAGATTTGTATAGTCCAGCAAACCAAGACTTAATAGCATCTAAAGTTAATATTCCTGGTAGAGGTGGAGATGATTGGTTAGCGGGCAAACTATCTACAGAAGCATTTATGGATAATTTGGCATATGAATGGGCTGCATTACCAAAGTCTGATGGATCATTTGCTTACCCAGGACAGTCAAGTTCCATAACTCCAGCAGATGTTAGAGGATCGTTAGAGGCAGTGAAGGCAGGAGGATCTCCTACTGCTCCTACTGCTCCACCACCATCTGCTCCACCATCACCATCAGCAGCAGACAGTTCAGCAGATCATGTAGGACCAGAGAATCCACATGCACCACCAACTTCTCCTCTCTCTATGGATCAAGTTACTGCAGCTATTACTGCACTTGGTGGTAATCCAAATGCTCCTTTAAACACCCCTCAAATTACAGCACCATCTATGCCTGCTAACCTTGCAAAGATGGAAGCAAACGATAGGTTTGATGCGATTAAAATTCAACCTATCATATACTCAGGAGAAACTGTTCCTATTGGTTATCAAAAGAGTGTTGATACTGGTGAAGGCATTGCTAAGTTCTACTATGATAGTACAGGAAGACAAACAACTCTTGCTAACTTAAAGGCAGCAAGGTTGCAAACTAATTGATAAATACATAGGTGAAACTAAATTCACTATTTGATTACATAAATCCCGAAAAATTTTTCCCGCCAATTTTTAGCAAAAAAAGTCGAGCATGGCAGCAGGCACCGTAGGTTACGAAGCACCCCAATATGGAAATCTCGCTGGAGCTATTGGCGGGAAGATTGGTAGTGCTCTAACGATGGCAGCACAATCAAGACGAAAGCGTGATGAGGAGAAGGGTGTACTATCTAAACAGATTGCTGAACTGGACAAAAAAGAAGACAAAACAGACGAAGAGAAGCAGCAACTAAAAGACTTACAAAAAAGAAAAGAAGATTTAGATTCTCAAGAGTTTGGTTTCATTGCAAAGAAAGCACTTGGTGCTGAGTTTGGTGGAGATCTGAAAAGAAGAACCAAAGGTTTCTTCCAAATGGATCCTGCTGATCAAAATGATCCAGCATTAGATAAGAAGAAAAGATTTGAAGCACTGCTAAGAGCAGAATCGGTAGGAAAACAAACACCACCTGGAGAAACACCGCAGTCACCAAAAGCAGTTCAAGATGGTGGCATCTTAGGATCACTTGCTACTGATATTATTCAGAAGATTAGTCTTCTTGAGAAAAAAATTAGTGATCTTAAATCTGTAGAAGAAAAAGATCAGACACCTAAGACTGTAGTAAATCTCAGTAAGAATGTAGGTAGCATTAGAAAGTTCTTCTCTAAGAATAATAAGATTGAAGAAAAGCAGTTAAAGATTTCACAGGAGCAGTTAGAACAGCAAAAAGAAGAAGCTGATGATGCAAAGCAAGCAAGAGCAGAAGCATTAGCAGAAGCTAGAGATCCAGGTGCTGGTACTGCAGGCATTGATAATCGTAGAGAAGGATCTACATTAAAAAAACTATTTGGTGGACTGCTTGACTTTGGTCTGGACAGACTTGGTTTTGGTGGTCGTCGTGGTCGTCGTGGCAGAAGAAGAGGTGGTCGTCGAAGAGGTGGATTTAATTTAGGTATGTTCAGTAGGCGTGGCAGACGCAGAGGTGCATCACGCAACTTGAGCAGAGGCAGGACACAATACACTGCTCCTATCGGACCACAACCGATGAACTCTCCCACACCATGGGCACGTAGAGGTGCTGGTGATCGTGGAGGAATGCATGGACAGGGTGAATTTACTCCAAGGATGGAATCTTCGCCAACAAAGTTTGCAAGTGGTGGAGTCATTAAACACTCAAAACCTACTCCCCGAGAGAAATTTGCTGCTGGTGGTATTGTTGACAATCCAACAACAGGACAAGCAATTATTCCACAGAACAAACTGACATCAGCAGTTCAAGGCAATCAAGAAAACGCAAAGAAAGCAGATCCTTTTGCTAAGGTATTGCAATTACCTACGATGGCAGCAGGTGGTTTACTTATGTCTGTCGTTGGTAATGTTATCAACAACATGGGTGGCATTGCTAAACTGTTCCGTCCAGTTTTGTCACGTTTGTTTGTTCCTGCTGCTGCTGCATTTGGATTACCTGCTAATCTGATTACCGCATTCTTTGGTGCTCCTGCACAGGCATCGATGATGGTTGGATCACCAGGAACAGGTAAAGGTAATGGTAAAACTGGAACAGGTAATGCAGTTAATGCAGCTACTGGAGGAAATGCCACAGGTATTAGTGCAGGTGGAATGGTTACAGGTGGAGGATCTGTTGGTCAATACAGAGCAAGTCGTGGATATGGTATGCAAAGACATCCTATCTATGGAACTCAAAAAATGCATTGGGGTATTGATTATGCTATTCCAGAAGGTGAACCTATTGGATTAAAGAAAGGAGGAAAAGTAGTAGAAGTCGCTCCTCCTACAAGAGGAGGTGAAGTCTCTGGTATTGTTAGAGTTCAACATGAGGACGGAACAGAATCGAGATATGTTCACCTAAGTGAAGTTAGTGTGAGTAACGGTGAAACAGTTTATCCTGGAACGTTGGTTGGTAAAGTTGGTGGTGTTCCTGGAAATCCTGGAGGGGGTGGTTCGACAGGAGCACACTTACATTGGGAATATTATACATCAGCTGGCAACCCTGCTGACGGCGCTGGTCTTGCAGACTCATACTTTACTGTTGGTGGTCAAATAACTACACCAACAACCCCACCTGCAGCACCCGCATCTCCTACAGCGACACCGCAAACACCATCAGCACCACCATCAGCACCAGCAGGACCAACAACATTACCACCTATTGTACTACCAGCACCAGGAACACAAGATAGAAGATCAGCAGCTGCCCAAGCAAGAAGAGCATCTGCATCAGGTGCTAATCTTCCAGTAAGAAACCCTAATGGAGAACCATCATTGTCAGGAGCTAATGCATAATGTCAAACTCAACAAAGAAATTTGAACCTCAAAAGGTAACCATCGTAGATGTTAGTGGTAAACAATATGATGTAACTAAAGCAGTTGGAATGTTTTCTTACTACGAGGACATCTATCAACCATTTGTTACAGGTAACATGCTGATGATTGATAGTGGACAAAACTTTATTGGGAACTTACCTATTCAAGGTGGAGAAGAAGTCATTGTTAAATTGAATAATATACAGGGCGAAGAAGTAGAATATAATTTACGTGTCCTAAAAATTGTCAATAGATCTGTTGATGGTAAAATGCAATACTATACTTTGGTTCTTACATCAAGTGAAGGGATTGAAAATAATACTGCAAGAGTTACAGAAAAATATAAAGCAAATCCAGAAGCAATTGTACAAGATGTTCTTAAAAATATCTTAAAGACTAAGAAAGAATTGTATTCAGAACCATCTCAATTTAAGATGAGTATTTTCCCCAATGGAAAGAAGTGTCATGCATTAGTGCAGTCATTGATGTATAAAACTGTTGCCAAGTCAACCAAGTTTACTAAGGGAAGCACAGGTGGTACTAAAAATAGTCAGTCAGAATTGGGTGGCAACAATAAGAAACAAGCATCTGGTACAGCAGGATACTTATTCTTTGAGAACAAAGATGGATTCTATTTTCAATCCATGGATAGATTGTGTTCCGATGGTTCAGATTCTTTCGGTGGAAGTAAACCTGTAGCAACATATTACTCAAGACCTTCTGTTGGAATGCAACCAGATCAAGTCTTTTATAACATTGAGAACTATGCATTTGATGGAGACATTGATATATCTGAAAAGTTAAACAACGGTATCTTCTCCACCCACATGTGTTATTTTGATATTTCTTCTCAAAAATACGAAGAGTATACTTATGATATGTCAAAAACATTTAACAACATGTCACATCTTGGAAGTCAAACAACGTTAGCAAAATATCAAAAAGAATTAGGATCAAAACCCAGTAGAATTATGAGTATTCTGCTGGATCATGAGGCATGGTATAGCGGAGAAGATATTGCTAACCCAGAAGAAGATGGTGATGCAGACTTCCCAGACAATGCAAAGTTTTATACTGCACAAGCTATTGGTAGAAGATACTTAATGGAGACACATAAAGTTCAGATTGAAATTTCTGGTAACTCCGATCTAAAAGTAGGAGACAAGATTAAAATTATGTTACCTAATATGGTAGCAGAAAAACTAAGAAATGAACAACCATATGATGAGGAAGCAAGTGGAACTTACTTAATTGCTGCATTGTCTCACAACTATGCTTTTGTTATGGACAATGGAAACCCAGAGTTTCATACCAGATTAGAATTAATTCGTGACACTATGGGTATTAAAGAGTATGATTCCAAGGTTAAATAGGAGTAGGAGTTATTAAAAGATGGATCAATCTTTATCATCGCTGTATCCTATACATCAAATTGGTTCTGACGGATTCTCTTGGTGGATCGGTCAGGTAGAAACCAATAAGAAAGATGACCCTAAAAGGTCAGGTAGATACCGTGTGCGTATTATTGGACAGCACCTAAAGACAGGTGACAATGCTACACCTACAGCAGAATTACCTTGGGCACATGTCATGATGCCTGTCACCGCACCATTCATTGAGGGTGGTACTGGTGGTGCATCTCCTGGACTGCAACGTGGTTGCTTTGTAGTCGGATTTTATTTGGACAATGATAAACAGAAACCTATTATCATGGGATCTGTTGGTGGTGTCAAGGGTGCAACTAAAGAATCTAATAACGATGACAACCCAAGTGCTCCACTAAACTTCAAAGCAGTTTTAGATCCTAAGACTAATCCCAAACAAAATAGATCTACAGATACACCAGCAGGTAAGAATGATTCTGGTGGCAACACTGACAAAGGTGTTATTGATGCAGACAAAGCAGATCAAAAGAACGGAGCACCGCCAGTTTTATTAGCAGCATATGCTAAGCATTCAGAAACTAATCCTACTGGAGGAAAGAGTTGCGTTGTTATTGCTAACCCCAACTGCGGTCAAGAAAACAATCTTAAGAATGGTCTCACCAGAATCATGGGAGATCTTCTTGCTGCTAACCAAGCATCTGGTGGACAGATCGGAGACTTTTATGTCAGTAAGATCAATGGTTTACTCTATGATGGTGTAGCTCAAGCACGATATCACATTAGTCGTGTTGTAAGACTCGTTAAAAGTTTTATTGCAAGAGGAAAGACTGAAGTTGTTAAGTCACTTCGTGGTGCTATTGATTATCTCAATAAAACTATCTTAACAACAGAGAAAACTGTAGGTTATGTTGCTCAAGGTCCTTACAAAGACCCAGATGAAGCATTTAAACCTATCAAAGAGAAAAGTAATAAACTCAAGAAAGTAAAAGAAATCTTTGACAATATCTTTAAAGATCTTGGTTGTAGTATTGCAGACATCACTGATACTATTGCAAGATTTATTACTGATCTGATCATGGGTTACCTGTCTGATGTATTCAATGCAGCAGCATGTTTTATTGATAATCTTATTGACGGTATCTTGAATGAAATTCTTGCACAGTTTGATGCACTGGTTCAAAGAATTTTAGCACCTATTCAAGCAATCTTAGATGCTATTGCTGCACCACTGAACTTCATTGGTGGTATCATCAATAATTTCATGAAACTTTTGGGTATCACATGTACAGGACCATCACAAAAGTGTGAACCAATCCAAGAAAAGTGTACTGATTGTGGAACAAAAGAAGATGATTCATTAGATAAACTTCTTGCAGCAATTGAATCTGGTATTGGTGACTTCGGTCAATTTGTTTGTAATGAAGCAAAAAATGTACCACCAAAAGCTGCCAACGAAGTCTTCTTCATCGGTGGTGTGTTTGATGATTTCACAGATCCTCCTGCAAATACAGTACCAGATGGTGATGCAACAACTGACTATCCTATTCCTGATATAGATCCACCAGAGGATGAAGAAGATGAGGAAATTGTAGATGATGATGATATTGATGCAACTCCTGAGTTCCCAGAAGATGATGACGAAGATCCTGTAACTCTACCTATTCAGGATGAACCTTACATTGATTGTTATGCTGACAATACTTTATACAATGAAGGCGAAACTATTATCTACACTATCGTTGGATTAAACATTCCAAATGGAACTGTGTTTACATACGAACTATCGGGACCAAACATTACTGAAACTGATATTAATGGTGACTTAACAGGTACGTTCATCATGAATAATAATACAGCAACAGTTAGTGTTCTTATTGCTGATGATGGTGTCACTGAAACATCACCTGAATTGTTGTCGTTTGTTGCTACAGGTAGTGTCGATCAAACTGATGAGGATGATGTAACCACTACATATCCACTTGATGCGTCAACGGATGTTGTTATTGATATCACAGGATTTAATCCAGATGAAGAGATTGATGAGGGAGATCTTATCTCTACTTGGAGCGTAACTACAGATAAAAAATTCTATCAAGAAGGTCAAGATGTATTGGTGACAGTGAGCACAACAAATGTTCCTGACGGCACAGAAGCAACATTCTTTATGGTCGGTGCTAATGTATCTGCTTCTGATTTTGTTTCAAATTCTCTAACAGGAACTTTCACGGTAACAAATAATATTGCTGCCTTTGTCATTGGCATTGAAGATGATACAGAAGTTGAGGGAATCGAAAGAGTTACCTTGATCATTGCAGAGAAAGGTGCTTCAACTAACTTCAGAATTGGTGAAGATGCAGAGGGTGGAGATAATGAAATCGATGATCCAACTCCAGAGGATGATTTTATTCCCAAGAAACCAGTTGCAGGTTCTCCAATCACTGATGATAATGGTTCTATTATTGAGATTCCTATCGTTGTACCTGGAGGACCTTATCAAAAAGCACCGCAAATTATCGTCACTGGTCCTGGATATGGTGGAGGTGGTGTTGCTCTAATCGATGACAGAGGATTTGTTACTGAAGTTAGAGTTACAAGACAAGGTGTTAATTATAACCCAAATACACCAAGAAATAATAATCTACAGTGTGTTGTAGATTCATTCACAATGCTCTCTCCTGGTAGTGGATACGAACAAGCACCAACTGTTCTTGTTGGTGGTGAGAGAGATCTTGCAAAAGCAATTATCGATGAGAGAGGATTTGTTGTTAGTATACAACCTACCGATAGATCTAAACGATATGAGTCAATGCCAGAGATTATTATCTTTGGTGGTGGAGGTGGAGGAGCACGATTCTTGCCTAATATGGTATGCCTAGATAGTAATGAACTTGAGCGTAAGGGTTACGCTAAGATTGGTACTGGTTCCTACGTTGATTGTCCATAGGAGAATAGATAATGGCACACAAAGATATACACCAACAACCAAGTACAAAACAAAAAGACTTTCAAAAGAAAGGCGCAGCAAGACCAGAAGGTTCTGATGCACAGGAAGAAGGTCAGTTTTGTAATGATGACTTCCATGTCATTGCAACAAAGCATGGATGGACGATGGGTTCCTATACAAACAGCGATGGAACCACGGGATTTATTTTATCAAATGGACAATCAATGTTCCACTTTGATATAAATGGAAACATTGTATTAGCAACAGGAAAACCAGGACAATCTGGATGTGGTGGTAAAGTAATCATTCACTCTAATAATCACCACGAATCTACAGGTTCTTATAATTTACATGTAAAAGGTAACGACGAAGAGACAGAGGAAGATACTACTGGTGATACTAAAAAAACTCCTGCATACTCAATTTATGTCGAAGGTGATGTTGCATTAGAGTCACAAGGCGGTGACGTTGGCATTAAAGGTGACAATATTACATTAAATGCAGTCAATAATCTTATCTTACGCGCAGGAGAGAATATTAACATAGAATCTGCTGAGGGTCAAGGTAAAATTAACATGTCAGGTGCTGATGTTAATGTAGATTCATCATTTGCAAGATTTACTACCAGTGGTGGTTTTTATGTTGATGGAACAGGTGAATTTGCTGTCAACCAGAAAGATAAGGTAGGAGCATCAGCGTCTATTAATACGGTTGGTGACATTAATCATGTTGTTTCTGGAAACTATAGCATAAAGTCAAAAGGTGATATGCAATTTGAATCCGAAACTGGTCACCTATTGTTTAAAGCAACAAGAGGTGGTACTGCTACTATTGTTGGTGGTAGTTCTGTCGAAGAAGTTAGAGGAACGAAGAAATCAAAAATTACTGGTCGCTCAACATCACCTAAGGGACAGAAAGATCCCGTATATTTACTCGATTTGGGTGCAGGTACACAAGGATCTCTTGAAATCAAAGCAGCATCATTCTTTAAAGGTAAGTTCGTCGGCACATCAGACTTCGACACTACTGTGCTTAACATCAAAGCAAAAGGTGCTACTAAAATCAACGGTAAATCGATTTTCCTGAACTGATTACATAAAAGTCGAAAAATTTTCTCCGCCCAAAAATTGCCAAAAAAGTCGAGCTTGACAAATCCCCATAAACCGAGTAGGATGACTCTGTAAGGGTTCAAGGGTCATAGTGACTCTAAATAACTATTGAATGATTCTTCATTATGCACTACAAACCATATAGTCCTGAGTGGCATAGATATCGATATTTAAAAGAATCGATTGACAAATACCTTGATGATGGTGTCGATCCAACATTCATCATGGATGATATTCGTGATATTCTTCATATTCGTTCAGAATTGGCATATCAAGAATTCTCCAGAATTAATCAGTTAGAACATTATCTGTCGGAAGAGTAAAATGCTTTCTACACAATATAGACTAAGATTAGAGTTCATTTGCAAGTGTATCGCTAACGGGGAGGAAGTAAAACTTGAAGACATGATTTGGGCAGATAAACTTGGCAGAGCAAACACTACTGCTAATGAGATGCTCAAGAAAGCAAGACGTGCAGCTGCCAACCCAGATATGCAGGATGGTAGTATGGATGATTTTATGAATAGGATGGGATTAGGTGACCCCGACCCATCCAATCACAGAACGGGGTTCAAGTCTGCTGATGAAATTGTAGACTGGTTCAAACAAGACAAACCTGACGACTGGAGACAACGTGACTGACAAACCACATATCACATTAGATGAGCAACTTGAAGTTGATGAAGCATTATTGCAGATTCAACGTGAAATGGATCAATTAGTTGAAAAAGTATACCTTATGGGTTATACTAAGGGACTTCGCCACCAACAAAACACACCAAAATTTCCATGAACCAACGTCAATGGCAAGAAGTAGAAGCAATTGTTCGTAGAGAACAAGAACGTGCTTTACAACAATTTAATACTAAACGTTATAATGAATTAAATGAAATTCTCAATCATCTATATTCTTTAGCACATGACTGAAAACGAACCACGTATTAAAGGAAACTGGCGAGAAGCAACTAACAAAGCAATTGCTGCTAATCTTGTAAGTAGCATTGAACAACTTTTAGGTGGAACTGCATCACATTACTACGTTTCTGATAGAACTACTAAGCACGAAAAGATTGTAATCGAATTCAACCACGAAAACAAATGATCGCAGATACAGCAGTTATTTACAGCAACGGATCACAAGAGTGCGAACGCATGGCACAACTACTCAAAGCATTGGGTGGTGAATTTCTTGAGTATCGTCTTAATCAACATTTCAGTATGAGAGCATTCGAGGCAGAATTTGGTGAGGGTGCGCCATTTCCACAAGTGGCACTGGGGGCGTTGCATGTTGGGTCAATCAAGGATACACTAAACTACATGAGAGACAAAGGACTATTCCAATGACCACGCCAAACTGGCAGCACCATAGCAAGAAGGAGCAAAAACGACATCTGAAACCTCAGGCATTGCGTTCTGCCAAAAAACGTGCTAAAATGCTCAAGAAGAAACTAATGCTTCTTTAATTTTAAGAACCCCCATGGAAGTGTGGCAGAGCGGTTTAATGCAGAGGATTGCTAATCCTCCGATACATGCTATAATGTATCCGTTGGTTCAAATCCAACCACTTCCGCCAGGGTTATTAACTCAGTTGGTAGAGTAGCGGGCTTTTAACCTGTAAGTCGTTGGTTCGAATCCAACATAACCCACCTTGGTCCCTTCGTCTAGTGGTTTAGGACACCTCCCTTTCACGGAGGCGACACGGGTTCAAATCCCGTAGGGACTATTGACAATCCACTGCCTTTAAGGTATGATTGTCTCATTGGGAGATTAGCTCAGTGGTAGAGCAACGTGCTGATAACGCGGAGGTCGGTGGTTCAAATCCACCATTTCCCACCTTGGGACCATGATGGAATTGGTAGACATTGCAGACTTAAAATCTGTTGACCGTTAGGTCGTGAGGGTTCAAGTCCCTCTGGTCCTATAAATAATGATAGCGGAGGGCGGCATGACTGTAACCTACCAATTAACTCAAAGATACGTTTATCTTGAAGGTAGTGTTGTGCGTATGTATTTCATACAAGGTCTGCCGTATACTTTCGACGAACTTCCTAAAGGTGTTGAAGAGATGCCTCAGATTCAAACTGAAGCACTCGGAAGCAGAGATTTTGATATGGAAGAACTTTATAAAGTTTCTTCGTATCTTGTGGAAGAAGAAATGCACCCACTAATGTTTGAACTGCCATTAGATAATCCCTCTATGCTGCCCCAAGATGATTGATAAATTTTATGAATGGTTTGAAGGAAAATTTACTAATAGAATTCAAGCATTTTCATACCCATCAAAATACGCATATATTGTTGTTGAACATCGTAGAGTAAACAATCACGGTTTATTTTATGGTGAGCAAGCATACTTCAACAAAACCCAGACACCATATCGTCAGTTTTTCTTGCAAATTTCTGAATGTCGTGGTAGAATTATCGTAAGATCAATGGAACCAGCAGATAAGTCACGTTATCTTGGTTTCAAAAATCTTCACTTAGTTTCTGGAAGTCCCTTGACATACAAACGAGGGTGTGATACAATTTTTGAGGACATGGGTGATCATTTTATAGGAAGAATTCAACCAGGATGTAATTGCTTTGTCCGATGGGGAAACAAAGACACTTACTTAGAAAATACTGCAATTCTTGGAGATTCGTGGTATAATGTAGAAGACAAAGGATTTGACCTTGACACCAAAGAACAAATTTGGGGTTCAAAAAATGGTCCTTTTCAATTCAAACGTATGGGGTTGTAGCTCAGTCGGTTAGAGCGCCTGCCTGTCACGCAGGAAGTCGAGGGTTCAAGTCCCTTCAGTCCCGTTGTTAATGTAGGCATCAGCAGACGCTGCCTTGTAAGTCCTACATTAGCATTCGCCACTATAGCTCAGCTGGATAGAGCAACGGTTTTGTAAACCGTAGGTCGTCGGTTCAAGTCCGACTTGTGGCTCCAGGGGAATTAGCTCAGTTGGTAGAGCACCTGCTTTGCAAGCAGGCTGTCAGGAGTTCGAGTCTCCTATTCTCCATTCGCTATTTGCGAATAGCGAACATAACCAGGAGGTTAATGTGAAAATCATTAATAATGTTCTAAGTGATAATTTATATCAAGAGTGCTTAAGCACTATCAAACAATTAATACCATATCAAGTATGGTCTTCAAGTAGTTTGACTTGGACACCTCCTTTAAATCAAGGTATCCAAGGTAGTTGTATTTCTACTTTGATACCTGAAAATCTAAAAACTCGTATTTTAGATGAAGTAAAGCACAATGTTCCTCCATTCGATAAAACTGTTGTTCAGTTTTATGTTTGGCAACCTATGTCAGCAATTGCATGGCATAATGACCAAGGAAAGAAATTTGGTGCTACAATATACCTAAACGAAAAATGGTATATCAATGGAGGAGGAATTTTTCTTTATCAAACTGAAGAACAAAAAAACACAGGCAACATGAATGCCTTTGTTCCTCAAAAAAACACTATGGTAGTCAATGATAATCATGAAGACCATATGGTAACTCCAGTATCATTTAATGTTCCCGAATGTCGTTTTACGATTCAAATTTGGGGACATTAATCATTCCTCTATAGCTCAGTCGGTAGAGCGTCTGACTGTTAATCAGAATGTCCCTGGTTCGAGCCCAGGTGGAGGAGTTCGTCGTTGTGGCGGAATTGGTAGACGCGCTGGGTTTAGGTTCCAGTGAAGTAATTCGTGGAGGTTCAAGTCCTCTCAGCGACATATGAATTTAATCAAACACACACAGTGGATTTACGAATACGAAAATGCAGTAACTGATGAAACAGTTGACGAAATTTTTAACGTATGTTCAAAACAAATGAAAGGTCGTAATCTCATTCAAAATGAGAGAAACGATCGTCGTAAAAACGACGCACATTATTTTGCGATGTTTCGCAATGAACCAGAAATAAAGTACATTGAAGATATGTGCTTTAAAATTGGATACGAGTTCCTTAACAAATATCTTGTAGATTGTCCTTTAGCAGGATACTGTCTTATGAGAGAATATGACGTTCTCTCTAATTTTGTATATCGTTTTTATGATATTAAAGACAACTATGTTTGGCATGTAGACAAATCACATACAGATCTGGAGTTAAAAGTATCTTTTATACTGTATTTGAATGATAATTTTGATGGTGGAAATACATTATTTTTAAGTGATAGACTTAAAGTTCAACCTAAAAAAGGTAGTATTTTAATGTTCCCATGTGGACCATATTTTATTCACAAATCCACAGATGTTAAATCTGGACAAAAACACATTATTTGGAACTGTTTTGGTCAAACAGCAAGACTTGAACATCGAGTAATGTGATTTAACAACGTCGTCTGCCGTATAAATAAACTTTAGGAAAACGACAACTGGGCTTGGGTAATTATGCCTTTAACAAGACTTGATAACCTGTATTCAAGTAAGACTGGAAAGTACCTCTACGTATCACCAGACGACTTTAATGCTACCGATGAATTAGACAATAGAGGTAACTCACCTCTACGTCCATTCAAGACAATCCAAAGGGCATTTATTGAAGTTTCCAGATATTCGTATCTGCCTGGTGCAAACAACGATAGATTCGACCAGTTCAGCATCATGCTGATGCCTGGTAACCACTATATTGACAACCGTCCTGGTCTGGTAACAGAAGTTGATGTTGAGCAGCGTTATTTTGATGCGTCTAATCTTCTACGTGCAAACCGTCAGGAGGTTATTGACCGTGCAGTAGCACAAGTTGCCGTTGATCATCCTGATTTCTACTATCCTGGTGATCCTCAAACTGGCGAGTGGTCTCGCTACAAGGATTCTTACAGACTAATTCAGAAGAATAGAGAAGAGATCATTGACAGAGCAGTTGCAAAAATCTCTGTTGATCATCCTGACTTCTATTATCCTCAGGATGCACAGACTGGTGAGTGGTCACGTTACAAAGATGCATATCGTTTAATTCAAAGAAACAGAGATCTAATTGCTCAGGATGCATTTGATTACATGAATGGTTTGGTTCCACCAAATCCACTTCCTGATAACTATGCTACTAAGTGTGTTCGTGACATCGGTTTCTTAATTGATGCTATTTCTCTTGATGTTCATCAAGGCGGTGGTAATAAGTACACCAGAAAGTTTGTACAAAACTATTTTAACGAAGCAGGAACTGACTGGGTAGATGCTGGTCTTCGTGGTGAAGAGAATTCATCTCTATTTGCATTTGGTCATGCACTTGACCTGATGAAAGAAGCAATCACTAACAGATATACTTCTACTTCTGCTCCTGGTAGCGAGTATCAGGATCTCACTGTAACTGCTGGTGATCCTACTTACAATGATGGCACTGGAACTGTTACTAACACAGATGAAAATGCATGTTCTGATGTCCAGACATACATGGACAATCTATATGCAATTGTTCCTGTTGTAATGAATGATGCAGATCTTGCTGCAAACAATGGCAACTTCCTTTTGAGTGATGTTCTTCCTGCTGAAGTTGTTTCTGACATCATTCCTGATGGCGAAGCAAAGTGCAAGCGTGACACAGGACTATTCATTGATGCACTGGCACTTGATGTTCATGCTGCTGGTGGCAACGTTTACACCAGAAAACTGGCACAAAACTACTTTGACTCTACTGGTAATAACTGGGTAGTTAATGGTCTTCAGGGTGAAACTGCTGAGTCTATCACTGCATTCAACGAAGCAGTTGCTAAGATGCAGATGGCAGTTACCAATCAACTGTTTACCTACAAAGATCTGACTCTAACTGAGGGTGATGCAGTTTATGGCACCACAAATCCACAAGAGAATCTACCTTCTGGAAACCCTGCTGCATGTGCTGACGTTCAGACACTGATTGCAAACCTTGGTAGCATCATCACGACAGTTGTTTCTGATGAGAATCTTGGTAATCTTCCTGACGAGACTACATCTGACTTGATCCCTGCAGGTGAAGTTAAGTGTAAGCGTGATGCTGGTTACATTGTTGATGGTCTGGTTGATGACCTTGGTACAGAAGGCAACGCAAATACCATCACTAATGCTAAGGCATACTTTGATCGCTTCGGTAACCCAATCAGCAATGGTTTGCTTGGCGAAGAAGCAGAATCTGTAACTGCATTCAAAGCAATTGGAACTTGGGCAAAAGCAGCAGTTACTAATACTCTGTTTGCTAAGGATCTGACTATTTCCGAAGGTCCTGCATATGCAGGTGCAAATACTGCAGTCATTCCTTATGCTGGATCTGGTAATATTGCTACCTGTCAAGACGTTCAGGCAACTATCGATACTCTCGTTAAGATTTTAACTGATGTTATCGAAGTTGGAAACCTTGATAACTTAGCAGACATCAAAGTTACAGGTGTTCTTCCTTCCTTTAACTATAACAGAGCACTGGAAGAGTGGCAGGACAACTCTATTGTTGATCTTGCAAACCCTGATAACGTTCTCTACAAGTTTAACGCTGCAACTGGTGGTTGTATTGTTCCCAGAGGTTGTTCACTTATTGGTTACGACCTCAGAAGAACTGTTGTTCGTCCTCTGTATGTTCCCGATCCTGCTGATACTACACAGGCAAGAACATCTATCTTTAATCTAACTGGTGGTTGTTATCTATGGCAGTTTACCATCAAAGATGGTGACCTCTCTGCACAATCTCCTCTGTATGATGCATCTGCTGGTGTAGGTAAAGTTTACTTCAAGAAAGGTTCGACAGATCTTGCAATTCCTGAATATTCTCACCACAAGATCTGCATCATGGAGTATGCAGACAAATCAGATCTTGATAACTACTATGATAAGGTAGGCAAAGCATTCCAGCAGTTCCAAACTGATATTGATGAGGGTGGACTGGAAGCACTGGTACAGGAAAACAGAATTGTTGGTCCTCTGTCTGATAGCAGAACCATTGAAAGCATGAAGGTAGATGATTCCACTACTTTCGTTGGTAATGCAAGCAACTCAACTGTATTGAGTAATGTAATTAATGCTTCGGAACTTGAAGTTGGTTATGAAATCACATCAACTGATGTAAATGCAGTTGTTCCTCCAAATACCAGAATTGAGTCTATTGCTGGAACTACAGTTACTCTGTCTCAAGCAATTAGCGGAAGTGGAGCAATCAACTTTACCGCATCATTTGGATATACCAAGATCACTGTTACCACAAAGATCGATCATGGTTATTTCGAGAGTCAGTATGTAGCAATTATCAATTCTGGACTGTCTGATGAGATCAATGGTACGTGGAAAGTTACGGAAATTGATCAAGATAATCCAAAAGTCTTCAAGTATGAGGTATTCAATACCGCAGCAGGACTTGGACTTGTTACTGGACAGACATATCTGTCTGGTGAAGTTGGTGGAGTCTCCACAAATGCGGTAGTTCTTGCGGAAATTGACTCTGTTGAGTCCGCATCTCCGTATGTTTTCAACTGCTCAATCCGCTCTACCTGGGGTCAGTGCGGTATGTGGGCGGATGGATCCAAGGCAACTGGATTCAAATCCATGGTTGTTGCTCAGTACACGGGTGTTTCTCTACAGAAAGACGATCGTGCATTCATCCGTTACGACAGACTTACCAATACCTGGAACCAAGCATCACTCACTGATGCATTTGCTACGATCCCTTACCACACCAAGGGTGATGCATACTGGAAAGATGACTGGAGAAACTTCCACATCCGTGCTTCTGATGACTCCTTTATCCAGTGCGTCTCGGTCTTCGCTGTTGGTTTCTTCGATCACTTCCTGATGGAGTCAGGTGGTGACATGTCGATCACCAACTCTAACTCTAACTTCGGTAACACATCTCTACACTCTGTTGGTTTCAAAGGATTCTCCTTTAACCAGGACAAAGGTGGATACATCACTGACATTGTTCCTCCCGAGACTATCAATGAGAACAACATTGCTATCAATCAGTGGTATACTTTAGATGTTGATGGTTCTAACTCCAGATCAAATCACACTAAAGTTTATCTTGCTGGAGATAACTTAGACGATCCAGAAAACAGACCCGCTACTTCTATCAATGGTTATAGAATTGGTGCAAGAAGTCAAGAAAGACTTTATGTAACACTTGACAGATATCCTGCAGAACCAACTGGTCCTAACGAGTTTAGTTCACTGCTATCTCCAAATGGATTTAAGTCTTGGAATGTTGGCATTGAAACACTGACACCATCCAGTGCTAATGTTGATAACTATGCCCAAGACTCTGCTAACTTGATTGAAGCAAACAAAGAGTTTATTCAATCTGAAGCATATCAGTATATTCTCCAGAAGTATCCAGCACTTGCTCTCAAAGAAACTATTAACATCAGTAAGTGCGAAAGAGACATTGGATACTTCGTTGATGCTGTTGTCAATGACTTGAGACTTGGTGGTAACATCAACTCTATTCAGGCAGCAGAAGGTTACTTTATTGGTGGCAATGTTGCATATGTCTCTGGTGAACTAAATGAGACAATTGATGCTCTTGATTATGTCAAGAACATCATGATTGCAGCAATGCGTAACTTTGATTATCTTGTACGAGATGCAGAAATTGTAGAAAACTCTGCTATCGTTACAGTTCCTTCAACCGAAGGTATTTTGGTTGGCATGACTGTTAGAGAGTATGCTCTCGCTGACTTTACCAATGGCAAACTGAATGCAGGTGCTACTCCAATTGGTACAAACATTCCTACTAATAATGTATTCGTTAAGCAGATTATTAGCGACACTCAGATTGAACTTGGTGTTGCTGGTGCTAAACTGAGCAGTGGTCCTACACAACCAGCAATTGGATCAAATTCATCTGCTTATCTCTATTTTGAGATGGAAGCAAGTGGTGGTTGGACATCTATCTTAGTTTCTACCGACGATACAATTACTCAAGATTCCCAACTTGATGAGTTTGGTAATCCTCTTCCTGAGTGTCAGAATATTGCTACAACTATTGCTGGATACTTTGAACAAATCTTCCTGATTCTGAATGAAGGTTATACCATTCTTGGTGGTAGAGAAGCTGATGCGTATAATGCTATTATTGCTAACAAGCGTTTTATTGCTGCAGAAGCAGTTTACAGAGTCGCTAACGACCCTGCATATGCTGGCACTAAACTGGGTCAAGGTCTGTTAGCATCGACTGGTGAGACTATTCAGGATGCCTGTGTAGACGACATTGAGAATACTCTTGCTGCGATTGCTTATAACATCAAGTTTGGCGGCAACAATCAGGTATTTGATGCAGCAACTCTGTATTTAACTGGTGCTCATGTTGCAGGTGAAGAGGCAGAATCAATTGCTGCATTTAACATTGCAAGAGACTTAGCAATTGAAGCAATGCGTCAACAGACAATTGCTATTCAAGGAGATCATGGACTAACACAAACTATTGATACTAATGTTGCTCCTGAGTATGATGCAAATGGTGCTCTGGTAACTCCTCCTTGTGCAGATATTGCAACAGCAATCACTACACTGACTGCTATTATTACAGGTGCTATTAATGGTACTGCTCCTGGCACTAAGACTTTACCATCGTTCTCTACTGTAACCAGAGTTGATCCTACTTCTGATCTCAGTGGTCTTGCTTCCAGAGCAACTCTATTCACTCTTGCTACTGGAAATGTTGGTGGTAATCCTAACCCACACGATCTTGAGACTGGAACTCCTGTAAGATTGGTTCCAAAACCAGTTGCAGGACAAAATCCAGATAAGAGAGTTATCAGACTTCCAAATGGATTTAATACTAATACCAAGTATTATGTTATTGCTCCTGGTAGAAATCTCTATCCAGAAAACTTTGCACTATCTAATCAAGTAATTACTGTAACTGAAGCAGCAGGAACAAGTCTTACTGCTTCTAATCCAACCAGAGCAGGTGCTGCTGGTGTTTACCGTTCACTGGTTGCACAACCTAAGATTGACACCGATGGAACCGCATTAGCATCTGGAACTGGTTTACGCTTTAACATTACTGTTAATGCTGATGGTTCTATCGAACTTGGTTCTACTGCATTAAGTCTTGATGCGATTGCAAATGGTGGTTCAAGATATCAACAGGGAGACATTGTTGTTATTTCTGACGCACAGATTGGTGGTCAGGGTGCTGCAGATCTTGAGATTGAGATTACTGCAGTAACCGCTGCAGAATATCCTGGTGTATTTGACTCTACTGCAACTAACAAACTGATGCTTGCAACCTCACCTGAGAATGCAGCAGCAGGTATCTACATGTATTCTCCAGAGACTGACTCTGTTGATCCTGATGTACAGATTGAACTGCAGTCGTTCGTTCTTGACAACAACTATGATCTACATAAGTACAAGTGTAATGTCGTTGGTGCTTCTGAGATTGAATCTTCTGTTGCACACATCTTTGATGTTCCTTCTCCAAACACGACTTCCCAGAGAGTATTTGTTAGAGTCGCAAATGGTATTCAAGGATCTTCACTACCACAACTAAGTGGAACTTCCTCTACAATCTCTACACAGACTCTATACTATGTAAGATACGTATCTAACAAGAGATTTACTCTACACACAACTGCTGCTGATGCAGAATCTGGTGATAGAGCACTTACATTTGTTAGCGGCACTGGTGTAAACTTCTTCGTATTTGCTGATAAGCGTGAGTCTCCAATTAGATTTGACCCTGAGTTTACTTCTGATGTCAATACAACTGGTCTATGGTATGTTAATGTAGAAGATGAGTCTACTGTTGGATCCACTGGTTATAACAGATATAGCATTCTTTCCAGATTCCATGGTGGTGCTGAGGAAGCAGATGATTATCAGACTAAGACTGACCCAACTCTTGATACTCGCTATCTTCGTATTGAAGATGGTAGAGAGAAAGAAGATAGAGTTTATAGAATGCGTTATGTCATTCCTAACTATCTGGAGACGGTTCGTGATCCTCTCAATGGTTTTGTTCTCAAGACAAGAACTGACGACAAGCGTCGCCTTGTTCCACAAAGACTTCTTCTGAGACCAATCCAAGGTAATCCAAATACTGTCGCATCATTCTATAACCCTGCAGGTGCTGGTGAGCAGATCGGTCTAACTAAGTCTGAACTGATTGCAGATCAGATTAGAACTATTGATCCATCTGTTGTAGATCTGCTACCTGAACAGCAGAATCTATATGATCCATATGTTTCACCAAAAGTTCTAGAATTTGATTCAAAAATTGCTGGTACAATTCAGTCAGCAAGAAAAATTATTCCCCCAGGAGAATCTGAGGAATTCCTTGAGGTAACTCTGTTCGATCATACGATCGTTAATCAATCAGTTAAGAATGAAATCTTTACTTTAGTAAGTGTTAGCAATATCCAAGGTGGTAACTTTACTGCTAACTCTACTCAGAGTGTACCTGCTAACAGAATTACTTGGGAAGTGATCGAAGGTTCTAACAAGTCTTCGGGTTCAGCATACATTCAGGCAGTATTGGATGATATTACCAACTCTGTCAAGACTCTGGTTCTTAAGAATGTTGAAGGTATCATTGAATGGAATTCAAACTCTACTGTACAATTCAAGCAATCATTCCCTCCTGCAGGTAATGCAACTACTACTGATGGTGGTGGTAATACAATTGTTCTTGCAGAAGGAGACATCATTGGTCGTCTTGTTGCAACTCCAAACTCTTTTGGTGATCCAGATATTGGTCTTGGACTTGATGGTGGAAAGGATAAGTCACTTCGCGAAAACTATCTCTACAGAGTAGAGGGTGCTAACGTTTATACTGCTGGTTATGGTGATACAATCACTGACGATGCTGGTAATGGTTATTATATTGCTGATATTGATGATCAAGGTGATTTTGATGACACATTCTACATTTTCGATATTGATACGCTTCAGGAGCGTATTCCTAACCAACAGGATGGTATTTACTACTTAACATGTATTCGTGGTAACATCTCTCCATTCCCAACTGGATCTGGTGTTGGTGAGAACTTCAGAAACTTCAAGTTCTCACAACCTATCTCCCAACTGTATCCTATCAACTACAAGAACGACCCACTGTGGTTCCAATATGATGGTTTGACAGGAACAAGAGACACATCTGTTCTGGATGTTCCTCAGACATACTCTGCTGCTGACAACTATGTTCACGGTTTAGTTACTGTTAATGATGCTAAGGGTAGTGAAACTAAGGAAGGTATTGAAGACATCATTAAGACTTCTGCATTAAACTACTTCACTTACACTAACAACACAACTGATTCTAACGGTGACATCATCGATAACAGAATCAGAGCACAGGAAGGTAACGCAACTTCAGGTTCTGAAGATAGACTAATTCCTATCTCTGGTGACTCTCAGTTCCCAACTGAGCGTAAACTTTACCTTGAACTGCGTCGTCCTTCGATTGCAAGATCTGGTAACCACACGTTTGAATACCTTGGTTTCGGTCCTGGTAACTACTCCACTGGTTTCCCACTGCGCCAGGAAGTCGTCTTAACTGACAAACAGGACTTCTATGCTCAAGCGAAGCGTGAAGACGGTGGTATCGTCTTCTACACGGGTCTGAACAGCAATGGTGACCTCTACATCGGTAACAAGAAAGTCAACGCTATTACAGGCGAAGAGACATTCCTTGAATCTGCAGAACTTCTTGATTCTGAGGACGAGGATGAGGATATCGGTTCACTCGTTACGACGTTTGATTCGCCTGTAACGTTCAACAATACAATCACAGTTGCAGGCAAGGCAACTCTCAACGGTCCTGTTGAGATTAATGTAGAACCAGCAGAAGGCGATGCGCTTCGTGTTCAGTCTAAGATTGAAACTGGCGATGATCAAACACTCTTCCGTGGTTCATGGAGAAACGTTGTTGATGGTGACATTGTTATTGCAGAAAATAGAATTAAGTCTGCAGTATTCATCCTAAACGCACGTCCTAAACTGGGTGGTGAAGCAGGTCAATCATACTCCTTCAGAACTAACTATCTTGCTGGAGAACCATCTAACATTGTTCCCTGGCAACCTACTGGACAGCAGTATTATACTTCTCAGGAAGTTGAGTATGGTGCAGGAAATGCACCACAACCAGGAGACATTCTGTTCAAAGGAAGCTCTGTCAACAGATCTGGTTCACTTGGTTGGATCTACTCTAACCAGTACAACTCTATTGAAAGTCAAGTATTTAATATTACAACTGATGGATCACTGAATCTAACTGTCAACTGGATTGCTACTGTAACTAACTCCAGTGCTGGTGTTGGTGTCAATACTAAGATTAGAGTTGTTAACTTTAGCAACCCTGTTGTTAATGGAACTTGGAACGTTCGTGCTGATGGATTTGATCCAAATGGTACATCATTCCAGTTCACTATTGCAAATGCTCTAACAACTGGTATTACCTATTCCTGGGCAGATGAAGGCACTGGTGCAGACATTTTTGCATCTGCTTCTAACTGGAAAGAAGTTGGTGTTCTTGGTGCTGAAGCAATCAGAACGATTACCGATGTTAGAGGTGATTTGAGACTTGGTATTAACACTATCGCAAGATCAAATCATGCTGCCGTTCTAACAGGTAACGTTGACGAGTTTACTGATCCCCGTGCCAACCTTGATGTTGTTGGTACAGCATTCATTAGTGGTAAAACTCTTGCTACTTACAATGCTTCTGGTGATCTTACTGACAACCGTTATGACGATCATGATCTTAACTCCGATCAAAGAGAGGCATTAACTGGAACTAATCTTGCTAACCAAGGATTCATTCCTCAAGACAATGCACTGTTAGTTGGTGGAGACAGCAACGATCTTGAAAGAGAAGCAACACTTCGTGTTTCTACTTCGGACGTAACGACCCCAGTAACTTCCACTTATGTAAATGGTGGCAGACTTGGCATTAATACTACTCTTGGATTAACTGCTGAGAAAGAACTTGATCGCAACTTCGTTGTTATTGGTGATGGTAGAATTACAGGTAACTTCCTGATTTCCGATGATATCAGCGTTGATGGTGGAGACATTAATACAACTGCTGGAACATTCAACTTTATCAATGATAATGCTACTATCCTGAACATGTTCGGTGATGGTCAGTTAATTAACATTGCTAACAACACTGCTAACGATCAAACCATCTCTATCGGTGGTTCAACTCAGAACCAAGTTCTGAGAATCGGTGCAAATGCTGGCACTACACTGTTTAGTGTACATCCACAAGCAACTAATGCAACAGTTGACATTGCATCTGTAAATGATGCAGCAACTAATGCTTGTGAAGTTGCAATTGGTGGTGCATACGAAAATACCAACTCATCTACATTACTTGGAACCAGACAAACTATTGTTGCTGGTACTCTTGAAATTGGTTACAATATTGCTGCTGGAACTGGAACTGCAAGACTATTCTCTCAGACCAAGATTGCAAGACTCTTTGACGACGACAGAACGACCGAGGTTAATGCATTCTTAAGTGCAAACAACTTAAATCTTGCATCACTTGGTGGTTCTACTACTATCAGAAACGCACTGAACGTTCAAGCATCACTGAGAGCAGACTCTAACATCATCCTAAATGGTGGAACAAGTGCAGGTATTATCGAGATTGTAAGAGGAAGATTCTCTACAACTCCAATCCTGCACAACACTGGTTCTCTTGATACACCAAACATTGACTTCTATAAGTACAATACAACTGGTAGAGTTATTGATACTAAGGGTGTTGCTCCATGGGGTGGTAACGCGGACCTGCAAGGTGGTGGTCAAATCTCTGGATTTGATAACGTTAATACTTCTGATCCAAGTGGTCTTCGTGTTTCTGGTAACTACAACTTTGTATTTCCAACTGGTGGTAGTGGTGCTGGTGCTGCATTTGATGTTAATGTTGCATTTGATGGCACTGTAACTCTTACGATTGTAAGCACTGGTACAGGATATAACGATAATGAACTTCTGACCATTCTTGATTCCAGTGTTGGTGGCGGTGGTGCTCCCAACATTACACTTCAAATTAATGGTGTTAATGATCCTGGCGATGTATACATCCTGCCAATCAGCACACCTGATGCAACAGACTTTGACATCGGTGATCTACTCTTACTTGATCGTGGTAATGCTGCATCACCTGACTCTGTAACTGTTCAGGGTGGTGGGTCAATCACTGGTCTTCGTGATCAAGCTAAATCTGAAATCGTTCGTGTTGTTGGATTAACTAACCTTACTAATCCTGAGGATTCAGACGGATTTAGAATTGCTGTTAGAAGAGCACAGGAAGGAACTGGTGATCCTTCAACTGGTGAAGGTTGGACCGATCACCCCGATGGTTGCATTATCGCAAAACTTAATAAGCAAGCAGCAGCATCGTTTATTACTGGTGTTGATGGTAATAATGATGATGTTCTTGATGAACCAAGAACAGGATTTGGTGCTGGCACTACCAATGTCAGAATGGGTGTTGCTGAATTCGGTGGAGTTCTAACCACTCAAGACTTCTTGAGATTGAGTCAGTCTGAATTTGTTGGCATTGCAGATATTATTTCTGCTGATGTTCAGGTTCTGCAAGTCAACGACGGTGGTGATCCTGCTGTTGTTCAGTTCCAAGTTGATTCTACAACTGGTGACACCATTCTTTCTGGAGATCTTGGTGTAGGACAAGGATACAACAAACTAACTGTAGATGGTTCAAACGGCAATACTAACATTGCTGGAACTCTCACCGTTGAGAACACTATCACATTAAACGGTTCTACTGTTACGAACACTGAGTTCTTCAAGATTACAAACGGTGGTTCGGATACCGTTCCACTGAGAACCACATTCCAGATTGACAGTGCAACTGGTAATCTAACCATGAATGGTGGTAACATCAATATCTTCGGAACTGATGGAACTACACCACGTCTAACATTCAACAATGCTTCTGGTGACTTTACTACCTATGGTTCATTCTCTGCACTTGGAGATGGAACCTCTACATTCGGTGGTCCTGTTGAAATTACTGGAGATCTTGAAGTTAATGGTGGTGATCTGGTAGTCAACTCGGGTGGAACTGAAGTCTTTGCAGTTGATGATGACGGTTCTGTTAACATTGCTGGAATTACTAATTACTTCAGTCCAACTGGTGGACGTAAGTGGGAGTATTCTGCTGAGTCTGTTATTAATGCTGAAGCAAACGTCAACTACTTCTTGAATGTCTCGGGTAATACTATTGTTAAATTGCCTACAAGTGCTCAAATGGGCGATATGATTCGCATTATAGATATTGGTGGAACTCTAACTTATAATCAATCTTTGGTTGTTCGTGCTCCATCTCTGGTCTCTGTTCAGGGCACCACCAGCAACACTGGAGGAGCAATGTTAGGAGGTGTACCAACTTCTCAGTATACTTCTACCCATAGTGGTGGTGAACTGGTTGTTCAGACTCCTAATGCGGCATTTGCACTTGTATATGCTGGAACATCAACTGCTGATGGTAACCCAGGAGCACCTGCATCGAAGGCAGGTTGGTATCTAATCGAGGTATAATTTAAATGCCATTCTATCAGGAATCAAAAACAGCAAGGGCAGCAGCAATAGGCACTATCATGCCGTGGACGGGTAACATCTCGTCCATTCCTGCTGGGTGGATTATTTGTGATGGATCAGCAATTCCTGCCGTTGATTATCCTCTTCTTGCAAGAGCAATGCAAGATACTTATAACTCAGGGACGACATCAACATTCAATGGTGTCTTCCCTAACTACACAGGAAATATTGTTCTTCCGTCAATCTTGAATAGACCATTATGTGATATTGAAACTTCGTATTTTGGATCAAGTTCTCCAATTGAAGTGGATGCAGATGCACACACAGACAATATTGCAGCTGCTGAAGTTACTCCCTATATTGGTCCTAATACTGATAATGGTATTAATACAACATGGAATGACATCGCAACAGATGTTATTTTTACTTTGAATGAAAGAAATCAAACTCCAGATGGCAATCCATATTACAGTGGAAGACTGAGAGGAAATACTATTGCTGATGGTTCTGCACAGGGATCAAAAATAATGTATTTTGGTCCAAGAAAACTCGGAAGAGGTCACTTAAGAAGTCACAAACATGGAGGAAGAAACGTTGCTTCTATTGATCCAAACCCACAAACTCAACCTGGAGATGGTGTTATTCCATGGAGTACAATTCAGTATGACTTTGGATTAGCAGTTAAAGACGAAGAACCAGGACCCCAGGGTGACGAACTGTTTGTGTCTTTTAGTACCACTGGTTTCGGCAGAGGTCCAAATGGTTTTGGTGGAGGAAGACCAGGAAGAACAGTTGGTGGTATCAATGCAGAAAACCCACCTGTCAACTTTACTCCACAAAATTTAATTTGGAATCCTATTAAAGAAGATTACACAGAACCAAGTAATCTTAGAAATATTAATGGTACTTCTGGAGTTAATGCTTGGTCTGGTGGCATTTCTGGTTATAATTCTGGAGATGGTGAAGCAAGAACTGTTAAATATGGATTAGGTGGAAATGAAGTTACTATTCCAACAGGATATACAAACTTCTATCCTGATGCAAATACAGCAACAACTTATGATACTTTTAACTCAAACCAAGGATGGGATTTTACAAGAACAACACAGTCTGCTGGTGTATCTGATGTAATTAGAACTCATACTCATGATGAGTTTGATGTTAATTTTGATGTATCTGGATTAAGACCAAATACTACTATTAACGTTAATGTTACTGCTCCTGCTTCTAACCTAAACTTGGATAATACAAGAAATCAGGGAGTTCTACAAGTTAACTTCAACACAACTCAACCAGGAGTTACTACTCTTTACCTAATTAGAGCTTACTAAGATGGCAGCAAATACCAATAACTACACTCAAATCAAAGGAAAGTTTGGTGGATGCGTGGGGTCCATTCAAGTTCATGCGACTCCGTATATTCAAGGATCTAATGATCCAAACACAGACACATTTAAACAGCACATTCCTGCTGGTTATTTAAAATGTGACGGATCTATTCAGAATAAAAGTGAATACTATGCATTAGGTGAAGTTCTTGGTGTTGGTGATGAAAGTAAGTTCAAAAAAGAAAGTGTAACTCTTAGGCAAGAAAATACTGAAACGGGAGAACTTGGGCAGTTTCAACTCCCCGACTTAGGATCTAAAGTATTAATTCCCAACAGATCAGTTGGGCAGTATTTTAATGACCTAACAGAACAGGATGGTTCTAATAGAGTTGGACCAGAAGTTGAAGTTTTTAGTAACGAAGGAAACTCTCTTCGATGTGATTTTGTAGGAAATTTTATCGGTAATCCAATTCAAACAAATTACGATTTTAACTCCAACCCAAAATATGTGTTTGAGACAATTTCTTCGGAAACAACCTTGGACATTGAAAACTTTCAGGGTCATGCTCACAATGTTACTGGTGTTGGATATGTAAACTATTCTGCACAACACCAGACAGGCGGTGATGGTAAAGATGGTGGAAATTTTAGCGGAAACTCTGGTGCAGGAAACATTCTTGAAATTTCAGACGTTAACTCTACAATTCTATCTACTCACTCTCATAAAATTACAAAACCAGTAACTTATACTCACAACTTCCAATATCAACATTCTACATTTGATATTCCTGCCGATGGTGTATATACCACTTTGAATATTGGAGTTGAAGATATTAAAAAATTAGACAACGTATCGACTCCATTTATTATTGTAAGTTACATTATTAAGTTCTAAGATGCCTTCTAATACATACACGCCAGGAACTTATACTTTAGATCTTGGTGCAGATGCATATAACATCAATATCTCTCTTCGTGGTGCTCGTGGTGGACGTGGCGGGACTGACGCAGCTGCTCAAGGTGGTGGGGGTGGAACAACTACAAGACAAAGTTTTGTTGTCAATCAAAATTATCGGGCAAGAAGATTTACTCTTTATGTTGCAGATGATGGAGGCAATGGTGTAAATAGTGCTCCTAATGCTGCTGGTGGTGCTGGTGGTTCTGGTTTGAGAACTGGTGGTCGTGGTGGCAATGCTGGTGATCCTCCCTACTCAGGCGGAGGCGGTGGTGGAGGCGGTGCCTCTGGAGTTGCTATTGATGGGGTTTTAGTTATTTGTATGGGAGGATCTGGTGGTGGAGGTGGTGCTTCCAACAACAGAGGTGGTGGAAATGGTGGTGCAAATTCTGGATTGGCATCTAATGTTTCTTCAGTTACTCCCACTAACGGTGGTGGTGGTGGAGACCCAGGCGGTACTGATGGTGGTGGAGGCGGCGGAGGCGGCGCTGGAGACAATGGTGCAGGAGGAGGCGGTGGAGGAACCGACAACTCTGGCGGCGGCGGTGGAGGCGGTGCTGGTGGATCAACATATCGTAGTGATTACGTTACTGCTGGATCTGCTAATACTGGTCAAACATCTTCCGAGGGAACGCTTACTATTTCTTGGGAAACTGCGCCACCACCAACTGCAACTCTTTCATTAAACAAAGCAAGTATTATTAATAATGGTGAAACCGCACGATTATCTTGGTCTGTTAGTGGGTTAGTTACCAGTATTACATTAACTGGAGTCAGCAACCCAGCTTCATCTGGAACTGTAAATGTAAGTCCTTCAAACTCAAAAACATATACACTCACAGCAACTGGACCAGGAGGAACGACTACAAAACAGGTAACCTTAACAGTATATCAACCAGTACAAACTACCATTAGTGCATCTCCTAATCCTATTGTGAGAGGCAATAACACTACATTGTCTTGGAGTGTAACTGGCGATGCATCTTCTGCGTCAATTAATCAAGGTATTGGTAGTGTTCTTTTTGTTAGTTCCACAAACGTATCGCCAGCATCAACTAGAACTTATACGTTAAGTGCGTCAGGTAATGGTGGATCAGACAGTGATAGTGTTACTGTTAGAGTATATCAACCTGTTGAATTGTCTGTAGTATTCCCAGGTACTTATGATTACGGCATCAATCAACAAATGTCGGTTACTACAAGATACGCATCGAGTCAAGTTAAAGTAGATCTTACATACTTGTATTTTGGTGGAACTACTGATACTGAGACCATAAATCTAACTCCTAACGCAAGTTCTGAGAGTGGAGCAGCAACAACACAAACTTTCACTCCAACTATTAATTGGAATGATTTTGGACCAGAAAGTATTGATATATTGGTGACGGCAACAGGATTGGGAGGAACAGTAACTCGTCTTCAAACTGAAACTGTTAACATCGATAGATTACCTGATAACATCAACATTCCCGACAGATTAGAATTAGCACCAGATACAGATCCTGTTGTTTCACCTGAAGATGATGTTGTTTTAAGTGATCCTATTATTGTAGATGATATCGACATTCCTGTTGAAATTAGAGCTTCCAGACCTATCCAAGTAAGATTTGATGATGATGATCCTGATATTGAATCTAATTGGAAATCTTTAAGACAAATATCGTAGTAGGTGTAACAGATGGGATATCTTGCAGGACATTTTTTTGTTAATGGTGGAACCACTTGTAATTATGGACGCAGGTTTTGGATTCCTGGTTCTGGTCCTACTATTGATGGTAATGATGGAAAGCGCAATATCGTATCATCATATTATTATGCTTATTTTGGTAGATATGGTGAAACAATTGGCGGACTTACTGGTGTAGAGAGTTATGTTTATGACTGGGTAGTTAATAATAGGACTCAATCCTACATCGCAAACGCGATTTATAATAATGCTGCAGGATCTGATAGAACTGCTAGAGATGGGGCAAGGCATAGATGGGGCGGACTTGGAGCATGTCCACCACCTCCTGTTGCTGGATGCACTGATTCAAGGGCTACAAATTACAACTCAAGAGCCACAGTTGATGATGGATCATGTACTTATGCTAAACCAACAGTTAGTTTATCAGCATCACCAGCGTCATATATTGCTCCTGGTAGCTCTACATTATCTTGGAGTGCATCAGGAATAGGATTGTCAAGTGCATCTTTACCTGGCGTCACACTAACTACATCTAACCGATTTGGTGGAAGTGCTACTGTTTCGCCAGGGAGCAGTACAACATACACATATACAGCTAATAACTCTGGTGGATCAAGTAGTGCATCTGTTACCATTACAGTCTATCAACCAGTAGAAGCTACTCTTACTGTATCTCCAACATCAATTGTTAACGGTAGTAATGCTACTTTGTCTTGGAGTGTAACTGGTTCTGCATCTTCTGCATCTATTGATCAAGGTATTGGAACAGTATTGTTTAGTAGTTCTCAAACTATATCTCCATCATCAACTACAACTTATACATTAAATGCATCGGGTCTTGGTGGGTCGGATAGTGATACTGCTACAATTACTGTGTATCAAAGACCAGAGTTAGCAGTCACATTTCCAGGTACTTATGATTATGGTATTGACAGGCAGATGTCAGTCTCTACAACATATGCTTCTTCTGAAGTCAAAGTAGATCTCACTTACTTATATTTTGGTGGAACAACTGATACCGCAACTATAAATCTAACTCCTAATGAAAGTTCAGAAAGTGGTGTTTCTATTGAGCAAGAGTTCACACCAGCAATTCCATGGAATGACTTCGGACCAGAAAGTATAGATATATTAGTGACAGCAACAGGATTAGGAGGAACAGTAACTCGTCTTCAAACAGAAACAGTCAATATTGATAGGTTGCCAGAAAACATTAATGTTCCTGACAGAATAGAATTGGCACCATCTACAGATCCTGTCGTTTCTCCAGACGAAGATACTGTATTGAGTAATCCTCTTCTTGTAGATGATATCGACATCCCTGTTGAAATCAGAGCATCTCAACCTATTCAAGTTAGGTTTGATGAAAATGATCCT